GGAATGAAGCATGCCCTCACCACCAACCGAGCCCCCGGTTCTTTCCCAGCCGTTTTGCTCATCGGGCCCTTCGCAGCGTTGACCGGCTTCGAGGGTGCGCGCCGGCGTCCCAGGGGGACTTCGTCTTCATCGATGCGGCGCTTACGTCCCACTATCGATCGGGGTTAAACTCATGCAACTGCATAAATCGGTCCAAAATTGCTACCTAATTTAGGGAGAGAGTATCGCCGTTCACGGCGCAGAGGGTGTCATAGCGTCGGTCCGTGTTCGACGAGCCATTCAGCGTCTTCTCGGTGGCTTCGATACGCATCGATGTGGTATTTGACCTGAGAACGGTCGTCGTTGTCCGCCCCAAACCCGAGTTCTGATGCAATCTCGCTGTAAGAACGCCCCTGTTCTCGGAGCGCGGCAACGTTGGCCCGCTGGTCTGGAACACCGTGCTCACGGAGCTGTGCCGCCCGCTCGCGCCAGTCCTCAGGTTCCGTCTCACTCATCAGTGTCCTCCTCCAAATCAAGCTCGTGGACCTCCGTGACGCCAGTCAACTCGTCTTCACAGCGCGCGCACTGAGGCATCTCTCGCTTTGGGATGCCGCCAGTCACGGGGGCGAGATCACCGCAGTCGGGACAGCCAAGTATTGTTGTTGCCTGTGGAAGCAGGGTTCGAAGTGACTCCGCAGCCTCATCCTCAAATCCCATGTCGACTGTCTCGCCGGTGATAAATTCGACTCGAAACGTAGTCTCATCATTCATAACCGTACCCCGGTCGGGATCGGGCTGTTATTACGAACCGCTCGTTTCACGGCCGCCGCTGTGTCTTCGTCGAGGTCGCCCTTGATATTCGCCGTCCAGCCGAAATCGAATGCGTTGCGACAGTGGACGGTTACCGGATCAGTGAGCCCTGGTCCGTCAACAGTAACCTCTGCATGGAGGTCGCTCGCCCGGTCTGCTTCGACAGCACCACTAGTTTCCCACGTTCGCTCGACTGCTACATCGTAGGTGTTCGCCTGTTGGTCGACCTCCATAGACTCCATGACATTCTCTCTGACGTCGGAGAGTTCGTCGGCAATCTCTGCGGGGTCGGGATGAACTTCTAGGTCGCGGACCGGGGAGTAACCCCCCGCCCGGCCCACTCGGAGCTGGCCGTCGTCGTCGCGTCTGAGTGTTGACCAACTATGTCCGTCCCATGTGATCTCTGCGCGAGATTCCTCAACGTCACGAATAACGCCTTGGCGCTCGGTTAGGTCATCACGATGACGGCCGTTGGCAACCGTCACAAAATCTCCGACTGAGAGGTCAGTCTCAAGTTCCAGCTCAGCGAGTTCAGCTTCGCTCGCCACATCGCCGGCGTCGATGGCGTGCCATTCATTGATGTACTCGTGGAGAGTCAGCCGATCACCCTCCTCATAGCCCTCTCCCTCTGGGGGCCACATGTGGTCTTTAAAATGTGTAAATTGATGGTGTCCGGCTCGCTGCACAATCGTTCGCCATTGCTTCCATTCCTCACTATCGACATCCGCAGCAGAATCGGGTTCGACAACCAGTTCCGTGCTAGTCTGACGACCAGTCCCAGTTCCACGTGTGACCGGTGTTTCAGTCACGACTAATGGGAGCGCGGGAATTTCGACGCTGGTCACGTTATGAACTTGCTCGACCGTCAAGTGGTTCTGTGCCTGCCGGACATCGTCGAGAACATTCAATACCAACTGGTAGGCACTATCACAGAGGGTAATCGAGTCAACATTCTGGTCGGCGTGTTTCCAGCTGACGGAGATACGGTTCTCGTTACCACGGTATCGAAGGTGTGCAAGCTGGCTGTGGGTAAATTCCTCACGATCATATTCCGAGTACAGATGGACGATGCCGTGTTCTTCGTTCGGCCGGAGACGGAGTTCATTTTCTGGCGTTTCGATTTTGACCAGTTCGTCGTCGCGAGTGACTGTCGCATCAACCGTTTGTTCGTCAACTTCATCGGAGAACGCTGCAAGATAATCGATGTGAATCTCGGTTGAGAATTCGTTGACGCCGCCGTCGGTCATCGCCTTTAGATACTCGCTGTCGTCATCGTCCGGACTTGGGTACTTACTGTCGTCGTCGCCATTCAGAGTGACGTTGGGTGCAACCATTATGATATCCTCTGTTGTACTTAGTAATACAACACCAACCCACTTAAATCTTGTTGTAGTTATTAGTGCAACATCTATAGGAATTAGTTTGGACTGATTTCTTTCGCAGCTCTGAATGAGTAACGCCATCAACTGCATGCGGGTCGACAGATGAGATACTGTCTTTTGTCACGCATAAGACTGCGGCATTTCTCAGCGTGAGCCGCGACGCTCTCGTATCTACGAACCAGACCCGGCTAAAGACCCGACGGTGTACATAACCGATGAATGGCGTCTCTACTCTCGCTTCGGACGCCCTCGACCGTGTCCATAGGTATCAACAGCGGATAAAATACGTCTGTGGCTCCGACTCACCATCTAGTTCACCTGCTAAATCAGCACTTGGCTCTCAAACCGGGCTCGATGCACGGTCTGACCATTCCGAGCCACCGATTAACTAACATTTGCTAACATTCTATCCGCACATATAGAAAAAATTTGATAAGACAAATACCGGCTCAATATCTCGATTTTGGACTTTCACCTCAGCACTCAAACATTAATATGCCCACCGGGCCTTAGCCCCATCTGCGCTATGATTCAACGTTTGGCCACAAGGGAAAAGCTGGTTACTGGACCCAATATTACGGCCAAACCGAAGACCATGGCGCATCCTCGGGGACCCTCCTAAAGACCCATTCGGGTTGGTTGGGGCCGCTCACGCGGCTCTTCCTTATTGGCGGCCTTGCTGAGCAGGTAGGGGTTGGTTCACTACAGTCCGACATCGGCGACGGCATTTTTCTCATAGGAGAGTCGTGACTCAGGCCTGTTTCAATCCATGACCTCGGAGAAGGATACCTCAATGACACCGAATAATAAGTGATGATCCTCCCCTATTTATATATTCGAGGCATGCTTATCCACGCAAAAGAGTGTGAACTATTGTGACTGAACAATCCACAAGCGGTACTGAACGGACCCGAATCGGTCACTGCAAGCGAGACGAAACGCATGTGTACGTCGGTCGCGGTACTGGTGGTCGGTCGATGAGTAACACAGAGATAGGTTCTCGCGGGTGGCTTGGGAACCCACATCCGCTCGACGACGGATACACCAGATCCGAGTCTATCGACTTGTTCCGCGACGACTTCGAATCTCGTCTCCGAGGTGACGACGAGTTTAGAGAGGCCGTCCGTAACCTCTCAGGGACGACTCTCGGGTGCTGGTGCCAGTCGCTCGACAATGATGACCCAGCCTGCCACGCAGAGGTGATCGCCGAGCACGCGGATCGACTCGCTCAATCAGTAGGCACAGCTAACCATCAAGACGTTGTCTAACATGACAGCTAGCAATGGCCCAACCGGTCATGACAGTAGCGGTAATGAACGAATCTGCCACGGGGTGGATGTGGACTTCGATGGCAGCAGACAGCCGCACAAGCCGACGCCGATGGAGTCTGTTGAGAACTCGGTCGGAGAGATGCAATGGCTTTGCCCCGAATGTGGGGTGTTGATAGAATGACAGATAGTGTAGAACGATTTTTGACCTGCCCTGAATGCGATAGTGGGGATGTCTCGTACAGCGTCAGTAATGGACGGCTTGTGTTGACCTGCGAGGACTGCCTCGAGACAACATCGAAGCTGGTGGGGAGGTCGACATTCAAATGACGATTGAAAATAAGTTTGTTGAGACGCTGTCAGAAGTGCCACCAACCTGTCTTGAAGAGAACGAAAACGGGAATAAATGCGTCCGGCGGTCGGGACACGAAGGAGATCACAAAGCAGTTGATCCACATGTTCGCGGAGTCGAGATTTGGAACAGTAATGGACCAATCGCAAAACGCGAGGCTGATGAGTCCACCACCCAGCTAACCTTACTTGAAGCAACCAATGACCGAAAGAGCCGTTCTGTAGACGCGGAGACCGAACGGACCTGCAACTACTGTGGCGAGGAGCCAGACCTTGGTCGGCCCGGGCTCCTCGGGACGTACGGCGGTCCAAATGATCCGTACGACTACCTCTGCATCCACCACTGGCGCGCGTTTGAGCGGGGCGACCTCGACCTTGACCGTGGTTTCGTGACCGACGGCGGTAGGTGCTCAGCCGGTACTGACCGCGGCGGACAGGTCAAATGGTACTACGGCATCGACCACTCGCAGGCCTTCGAGACTCGCCACGAGGCGGTCGGTGAGGCGGCCATCATCAACCGTGGCCGTGACGACCGACGCCGCGACGTGACGGTCTGGGCCTATTCCGAGTGCGACTGTAACGAGGCAGTGGTAACTCTCGATCACGGGCACTGCTGCGGGCGGTGCGGGGCGGTGATAGCATGACGACGAAACGCCACCACATCGCCAATAAATGGCACATGTGGTGCGCAGACTGTGGCGCGAAGAACCACCAGAACGCCTCGGAGTGTAATCGCTGCGGATACGGTCGCGACGGCCAGGCGTTCGGCGTGCGGAACGTTCAGAACGTCGGGAAGCCTGAATATACTTCCGACGGGGAAGCAGGGCGATACGACCGTTCTGTTGACACGGATAATGAGCGGTCCGAGGAGGTGAGCGACAGTGTTTAACAGTCAAGTCTCAGGCGATAGTGACTGGGCGGTGATCTACTGATGTCAGGTGATAAATCCATGGATAAGGCTGAACAGACAGTCCAAGAGATCAGAGACAATATAAACCGGATTGCTAAAATTGGTCAGTCAATGGAGAAGCCCGGATTTTTTACTAAAGAGGAGTTAGAGGGGATTGCCGAATATATAATTCAGAAGGAAGGTGACCGCTCGGATGAGTGACAATACTGAACGGGAGGAGTGCGCCACAGTCAAATGTCACGACGACTCAACCACGACACTCCACATGGAATCTCATTACAAAAGTGTAACTGGCGAAATCGAAACGACGATGATCAAAATGAGTTACTGTGACGAGCACACGGAGATGTGGCTCAACCTGAACGGGACCGCCGGGCGTAAGTGCGAGGTGGTCAACGGATGAGCGAGCAGTCCTCAGGCGGTGCTAAACGACAGTACGGGGAGCCAGTGCATCTTCGCTATGGGACAATAAACCCTGCTCCCCGAATCTGTATGAATTGTGGCTCAGAGCAATCGACGCCGGGAGACCCTTGGACTTGTCCGGAATGCGGAACATCACAGCACTCCGACAGAGATATCGCCAAACTTCCAGCTGCCGTCGAACGAGCTTACGCTGTTTCCTTGCAAATAAAACAGTCATTAGACACAGATAACAAGCGGGAGGACGCCTAATATGACATCTAACGACAGCCCAACTGATCACGACAGCAGCGGTATTGAGCAACCAGCAACCATTACACATGATCCCGAAGACGGGGGTGAGAGAGCCGTCTGGACATTGTTGGACATCATCGATGTTGCAGCAGGGCACGAGGATCACGATCCTGAGCTGGCCCGCGGCTACTATCGCATGGCCGGAGGCTACGCAGAAGACATTGCGCGATTGATGAACACGGGTACCATGGACGGTGCTTTCCAATGACCGATGGGTTGACCTCCGGTACTGAACAGGCTCCTGGTACGCTCGTCCTAGTCGACCACGGGACACGAGAGACGTGGCACCACTCGATATCCTTCGATGGGGACGAACACGCAACGGCCTGCGGACAGGGTGTTGGTTGCGGTGCGACCGACGAGGTCCGAATGGATATTTCGGAGTGGTTTGACCTCGAGACGCGCCGCTGTTGTGACGAGTGCGCTGGTTCGGTCCGTTCACTCGCAACGAACAACGAGCAGGAGGAAAAGCGATGACCGGCCCCGACTTAGACGGTGTTGACCGGATTTGCGAAGAGTGCGGCGACCTGGTTGTCGTCCCCACAAGCGACAATGACTACCTGTGCGTTGACTGCGTGCTTACCTCAGATACAAACTATAAAAGCGTTATCCGCGCGATGTCCGCCTCCCCCGGCGCGACGCCGGCGGCGAGCGAGGAGTGCGACCGATCACTCGCACCGGATAATGAGCGGTCCGAGGAGGTGAGCGACAGTGGTTAACAGTCAAGTCTCAGGCAGGACTGACCATCTGAAACACTGGCAGGAGTGCGAGGTGCCGGAGTGTCTCAACGAGGTGCCGAGAGCGAAAGGTATCTGTGACGATCATACGACCAGAGGTGATCGAGGTGTCTGAGGACGGCACTGAACAGGACATTTACGGGACTCTAGGGGACGAGACGGATTGCGCCACCTGTCCCCGAGAGGCGGCTGGCGAACGTGTGCAGGCGCTTGAACATCCGGACGGTGGTAAGAGAGCGTGGAAAATCCACTTTTGCCGATGTTGTAACCGCGCGTTCAGTCTCGGTAATGGCGACCCACCGTTACTTTCCGACGGCGGAACCGACCGATCAGTAGAGCCGGATACTGACCAGGAGGCCGACCAATGAGCGAGCAGTACGACTACGCGACGCTGGCTGACCGCTTGATCGGCGTGGGGGATGGAGCCGACCCAGCACTCTCCGACGACGAACTTGCGGCTATTGACCACGCGGCGGCGGCGCTTCGGCAGGTTGCAAATGAAAGCTCAGCGGTCGCTGATAGCGCCGACGACCAAGAGTGCCCAATCTGCGGCCAACAGTACGCAAACAAACTTGAGCGTCGCGCAACCAGCCAGCGTCCCGATGTTCGGGGTGATGCGAGGATCTGTCAGACATCCGCGCTTGCGTCGAAAAGAACGTTGTATATTCACCTGCCATCGCAGGAGGGCAACCGATGAACCACGACGACGCAGCGGCACTCCGCGCCCAGCTCAACGACGCGAACTACGTCAGGGGCCCGACCGACGGCCAGAGCGGCACCCCGGCGGCCGAGTTCCGCCTGGCCCGCGTCCGCCAGCCCGGCTACCTGAACGATGAGCCCATCTACGAGGTACTCTTGGACGTCGTGGACAGAGGGTCCTTCCACTTGCCGAGCGACCTGCTGGAGCTGGTCGCTGACCACGGTGGCTACATTCGCGTCAACGGCGGGACGCTGCACATCCGCGACTGGCGAGCAAGAGGTGACCTGAAAGATGCGTGACGGCTGGACGCCCGACGACGGCGCTGGCTATATCCCGACCGAAGAGGGCGGCGCCGGGCGAGACACGAGTCCTATCCAAAGTGCGGACTCGGCCCGCGGCTGCCCGGTCTGCGGCTGGCGCGGTGAGGTGGCCCGCACACACGAGCGAGCACACAGTTACTACACCCATATTATCGTCCGCGACGGCGAGGTCTTTGAGGGCTCCACCTGCAGTGAGCGAACGCGGCCACGCGATCCCGGACTGCTCAGCCGACTCTGGCGGTGGTTGCATGCCTAAGGGCTACCCGCGGGCCATCGCGTCGTACATTGAGGAGCGACCGCTGAACCGCCTCGAGACACCCGATGACCTGCTGGCCGACATCGCCGCCGCCCTGACCGAGAGCCACGGAATGGCGGCGCTGGGGTACGAGGAGAGATACGTCGACATCCACTACCCGACACGGCACTGTCCCGAGTGCGGCGCCGTCGTCCGGATGCAGGTCGTCGTCAACCGCGACGCCGGGACGCGGACCCGCGAGTGTCCTGACTGCGGAGTCCTCCCCGCCGACGAGCACGTCGCCCTTGAGGGCCGGCAGGCCAAGCGGGTCTACCAGAAGCGGCGCCGGTTCGCCGAGCACAACGACCGGCGGCTGCACGAGCCCCTGGCGGTGGTGGCGTGAGCGACCTCTCGCAGTTTGGTGCCGGTGTTGAGAATCCCGACCACACCAGCGACACCCCAAGCCAGGGCGGACAAGATAGCAGGCGCTCATATCCGAACGGTCGGTGTACGGCCATCACCACGGACGGCCAGCGTTGCGCCGCCGCGCGGTCCGTGAAACCAGGGATGGACCTCTGCGCCACCCACGACCGCCAGCACGACCCGGTCACCATCCACGACGGGGCGAAGCGACTAATCGAGGCGACCTCGCGGCAGCTATGGCGTAAGCTTGAGTTTGAGCACGACCGCCAGCGGCGGCTCCTGCACCGGCTGGTCGGCCTCGAGGATGAGCCGCTACGGGCCTCCGAGGACGGCCTCTGGTTACCCGAACGCTTCCGGGCAGCCGACCGGCTCATCATCCGCGCGCCGACGGCGACCGTCGACTCACACTGCCCCGGCGATAACGCCCGCGACGCTGTCTTCGGGAGCGTCCGAGCCAGCCACTGGGGTCCCGACTACTTGGACGGCGTCGGTCGGACGGCCCAGCTCCGCAACGAGGAGTGTCTGCCGACCGAGGACCGGCCACCGCGGGTCGGGCTGCTGATTGAGGGCGGCCGGCAGTGGTGGTTCCCAATTGAGCGCGAGGAGCGTGATACCTGATGCCCACGAAAGACACCAACATCGGCTGGTGCGACGACACCTGGAACCCCGTCCACGGCTGCCACAAGATCAGCGAGGGCTGTCGGAATTGCTACGCCGCTCGGCAGTCTCAGCAGTACGATCACACGACCGAGGCGTGGACGGTCGCCAACGCCGACGAGAACGTGCAGCTGCAGGGCCACCATCTCGAGTACCCCGACGACAAGGACCCGCTTCGCATCTTCGTCAATTCGATGTCTGACCTGTTCCACGAAAACGTCCCGTTCAGCTACGTTCACGAGATCTTCGACGTGATCGAACGGAACCCCCAACACGCCTTTCAAGCACTGACGAAGCACGGCACCGAGAACAACCGGATGCTAGAGTGGGACCGCGAAACCGGCGGTCGGTGGCCCGACAACCTCTGGATGGGCGTCAGCGTCGAAACCGCCCGGCGTTCCTATCGCATCGAGCATCTCCGGGCGACCGCCGCCGCGACGAAGTGGGTCAGCTTCGAGCCGCTCGTTGATCGCGTCGGCTCGCCCGACCTCCAGGGCATGGACTGGGTCGTGATCGGTGGCGAATCCGGGCCGAATCACCGAGAGATGCCCCATGCGTGGGCCCGTGAGATCCGAGACGCCGCACGCGAAGAAGGGCTGCCGGTATTCTTCAAGCAGAGCGCGAACCGGCACAACGAGCGCGGGAAAGCACTCGTTGAGGAGAATATGACTCGGACGGTGCTGCGGGAACTCCCGCCGCTCCCGGACGAGCTAAGCGACACACGGCCTGACCTCGGCGAACAGGTGGTTAAGTAATGACGACAACACAACACGAGTACGACCCCGAAGACTTCCCGGCCGCTGTCGAAGAGACTCTAGTCGCCGGCGAGCTGGTGACCTCTCGTCGAGTCGCTGACCAGGTCGGCTGTTCGCGAGAGCTGGCCCGCCAGTACCTCGTCGGACAGCACGAACAGGACAACCTCGACCGAGACCGAGTCGGTGGTGGGGCGGTCGTGTATCTGCCTCCAGAGGACGACCTCAAATCAGCCGAAAAGTACCGAGTTGCGGCGGCGCAAGCGGACGCCGATTCGGACGATTCGGCAGTTGCGCCGGCACAATCGCAAGAAGGGAGCAGAGGGGTTGCGCCGGCACAATCGGATGACGAGCGAGTCATGTGCTTCCCATCCCGGCGGGAGTTCGCCGTCCACGAGGGCAGCGACGAGACCAAACGCATCCTCTCACAGACTGCTCACCTAGTCGACTCTTCGGGTGAGGGGCGACTCTACAAAGTCTCTGAAGCCGACGTCTGGAACTCGGCGTACGATGACTTCGAGACGCTACGCGACGACCTCGCAGACCTGGCCGGCGACCAGTGGGACGACGGCCTCGAGTCGCGGCTGCAGGACGACTGGACGCGAGCCCACCAGTTCCACTTGCGGACCGCCACCGACAGCAGCAGCAATAGCTACACCGTTCTAGAGGCCGCGGATCGTGACGCCTTCGAGAACGTCGCCAAGCGCCAGCTTGAGCACAACGATCACTATACTCAGTACGCCGGCGACACCGGAATGCGGCTGAAGCGCGGCGTCGAGGCTGAGGTCAAGGAGGTCCTCTACGAAGAGGGCTATCCAGTCGTTGACGAGCGGCGTCTCAAGGAGGGCGCAGACCTACCGCTCCAGTTGCAGCCAGAGATTGAGTTGCGCGATTACCAGCAGGAGTGGGTGGACCACTTCGTCGCCCGGAAGGCCGGCGTGTTCGTCGGGCCCTCGGGATCGGGGAAGACCGTCGCCGCGCTCGGTGCGATGGCTGCCATCTCCGGCGAGACGCTCATCCTCGTCCCGAGCCGCGAGCTCGCCAGCCAGTGGCGCGACGAGATTCAGGACAAGCTGGAGATCGACGACGGCGAAATCCTCTCGAATGTCAACAATATCGGCGAGTACCACGGCGGATCAAAGGAAATTCGTCCGATTACCATCGCCACCTATGACACGGCGGCGATGTCCCGTCACCGCAAGCTCTTCAACGAGCGCGACTGGGGGCTGGTCATCGCCGACGAGTGCCACCACGCCGTTGCCGACACCTGGAAGCGCTTCCGGGAGATTCAGTCGACGGCTCGCCTCGGCTTGTCAGCAACGCCCGTCCGGGAGAGTGGCGACGCCAAGGAGATTTACACGCTCATCGGCCCGCCGGTCGGGTCCGACTGGGGACGACTGTTCGCCGATGGTTACGTCGAGAAGCCTGACGTCGAGCTAGTGATGGTGCCGTGGGCCTCCGACGACCATCGCGAGCAGTACCAACAGACCAGCGGGAACCGGCGGCTAATTGAGGCGGCGAAGAATCCCGCGAAAATCGAGGCGATTCGTGAGCTCCGGAACCAGCACCCGGACGCGAAGACGTTAGTGTTCGTCGACTGGATCAAGCAGGGTAAGACGTTTGCCGACGCGCTGGACCTACCGTTCATCTACGGGAAGACCAGCCACAGCGACCGAGACGCGTTGTACGAGCGGTTTCGTGATGAGACGGACAACCTCGACACGCTGTTCATCTCCCGCGTCGGTGACGAGGGAATCGACCTCCCGGACGCCGAGGTAGCCATCTTGGCGTCAACGATGGGCTCGAGCCGTTCGCAGACTGGCCAGCGGGCCGGCCGGACGATGCGGCCCAGCGGCTCCTCGCAGGTCTACATCCTGCTGACGAAGGGCTCTGGCGAGGCCGACTGGGGCCGCGAATCGACGCAGTTCCTCGCCGAGAAGGGTATTGATATCACGAAGTCGGATTGGGACACCACCGCACAGTAGCGCGGCTGACGACTCCATCGAAAGCTGGTGTGTTACAGGGTCCGGAACGCGCTCACATATCAGCATCAAGACTACTTCTGAAGTGGCTCGATTCGCGGCTTCAACTCCCGAGTTGAGGCGCGCTTGCTCGGCGCCCGGCAGCCGAGAAGTCCAGCGATGCGCTCTGCCCGACACCCAACCCTGGGCGACACCCACGCTCGTTGGTCCGGCGTCAATCTCATCAGCGGGGGGCAAACCCAGTATATACTGTGGCGGGCTGCTGAGCGGGTGAAATTATCCCGGTTCAACCCCAGTTCATAGTCAGGGGGTTGGGCGATCACACCCCCATTCCAGACTGATTCATAGTGGGGGAGGTAAGAAACCCTACCCCTTCAGTACTGGTTCACAGCAACCGGGTTGGGGAATTACACCCCTGTTCTGGACTGGTTCATGACTGTGGGGGTAGGAACACGTACCCGTTCAGTACTGGGTCGCAGCCATCCCCGAGCTATTTGAACATCGCACGAACACAGTTCAGGCGAACCATGCTGGCAGCATTCAGGCGGGGTATGAACCCATGATTGATGAGTCCGACCCCGACCTCTCATTGAAAGATATCGAGTTTCTGAAAGCTGTTCGCGACATCAATAACAACCCAGATAACTACGCTGGCGCGGCGGATGGAGAGAGGCCAGCGAATACGACGACGCTTCGGGAGGCGACGTCGCTAACGCGGCAGGAAATCAAGCACCGGCTCCATGAGAAGTCAGACATTGCCGGCGAGGAGGTTGGGCTCATCGAGATTTACGACCCGCCAATCACCGAGAGCGGGTTCGGTCCGAAGGCGGTTGAACTAACCCACCGTGGCGACCGCCATCTCAAGGACGCCCTCGCAAAGCACGGGTTCGGTGACCACCACCCGAAAGACGTGGCCACGGCAGAGCGGATTGCCAATCTTGAGAGCCGACTCGACGAGCTCGAAGAGGCGGTCCAGAAGCTCCACCAGAAGATAGACTTTGAGCTCGTGTTCGACGACCCGGGCGGCATTGAGGACTGAGGGGCCATGTGCAAGGCGTACGAGTTGCTGTTCTAAGCCGCGGACAGACTCTAGGATGGCGGCCGCGAGGCGTGGGCGGCCGCCGGGCAGGGCGTGGCGGCGTCCCGTACGTACCGTACGTGCTGCACGGGGCGTACGTCCCGTGCGTTCCGTCCCGAACGGCTAAGTCGGGGGGCACACACCCCCTTCCATGCAATCGTTCGCGGTGGCGAACCAGAAGGGCGGAGTCGCGAAGACCACGAACAGCATCAACATCGCTGGGGCGCTGGCAGATCGCGGTCACGATGTCCTCGCTATTGACGCTGATCCACAGGGCTATCTAACCCACACGCTCGGGTTCAAAGATGTCTACACCGATAGCCCACCCTCGCTGTACGACCTGTTCAAGAGCCCTGCCGAGTACGACGCTACGGAGTTCATCGTCAGCCACGACGAGATGGATGTCCTCCCGGCGAACGTCGACATGTTCAGGCTTGAGCAGGACCTCATCGCCGCTGGCCGAAAACCCCGACAGCGTCTCGGCGACATCATGGGCTCGCTTGGGCAGTACGACCACGTCCTCGTCGACGCGCCACCATCACTGGGGCCCATCAACGACAACGTCCTGCTGGCGTGCCGGAACCTCCTAGTGCCCGTCGAGGCCGAAGACTCGTCAGTCTTGGCACTAGACCACCTCCTCAACCAGATTGAGTCTCTGGAGCGTGACTACGACGTCGAGCTGCACGAGCAGGCCATCATCGTCTCCAACGTCGAGCATCCGCTCGACAACGAACAACAGGAGGCTATTGAGTGGTTTGAGGATACTTTCGAGGGGCGGTGCCCCGTCTTTGAGGTGCGGAATCGGGCGGCTATCAAACGCTCGCTCACTAACGACGGATCGGTGTTCGGGCCCGACGCCGAGGACACCGATATGAAGGCGGTGTACGAAGACATCGCGGTGCTGCTTGAGGAGGTGACTGCCGATGCCTGACGGCGACCGAGAGGACGTCGCCGACCGGCTGAGCGAGCGCTTCGACGACGCCGGCGAGGAGAAAGCGGAGGAGCCCGACCCAGACCGGAACGACGAGGACGCCCCGAACGCCCCGGGCGTGACGGACGCCCCGTACGGTACGTCCAGCACGTACAGTACGCCTGGCGGCTTCGAGATGACCGATATCGACGAGGCGAACGTCCGCGACGGTGCCGACCGCGAGTTCTACATGCCCCCCGAACTCCTCGAGGAACTCGACCTCACGTTCGACCGGCTGAACCTCCGGTACCAGACCGAGGTGGGACGCCGTCTCAACAAGCATCCACACTGGTACAACCGGCTGCTCGTGCTCGGGCTGGCGGTGGTCGGCGATGTCGACGAGCGCGACATGGACGAACTCCAAGAGTTGCTCAATCTCCCCGAGCCAGCTGAGGACTAAGCCTCGAAATTGATATAGCGACATACGGTTTATCTCAGCCGCGACGAACAGAATTCGGCGGTATCGGTCTGCCTTTGTCGGCCTGGACCCCGGCCTCGAAGTGCCGAAACCGGCCTCGAGGCGCGGCCGAGCAGCTCGAAACCTAATATGAATCAGATAGCGAGATAAACAACAGTATCGACGAGACTGCACAGCCCGCCGTTTTACTTTCACCCCGGTGCCGACCAGCTTAAGTACAAATCGGCCAATATCTAGGTGGAAGCCCGAGCCCTCGTGAGAATCTGAAGCGAGGCCAGGGGTCTGGGCCCCTGACCACGGGCTTTCGGAGCACGAAAGCCATGGGACACTACAACCCCACCACGAATAGATGCATCGCTGCGAGACACGGACGGACGGTCAGCCAGGAGGGCGTCTGATGGTCCAGAACAGCAAGGAGCGGGCGCTCACCCCACGAGAGTACGAACTCTTATTGGAGGGTGCGCGGCGGATTGAGAAGCCCCGCCAGCGTCGCGAGGCTGTCTTCGCCATCCTCCTAGCCGGGCGGCTCGGCCTCCGGGCTGGCGAACTAATCCATCTCCGTAAGGAATGGGTTGACCAACAGGGAGCGTCAGTTACGACTCTGCAGAAGCAGCTACGCGGCGCCAGCGGTCGCCGGGCTCGAAGCGAGCGTCGTCAGACGTCACTGTACCGATGGTCGAACCCGGCGGTTGGCCTCACACAGTTGGGCAGTAAATCGGGTGTGTTCCCGATAGGAAGTCCACAGCGGCGGGAGATAATCCTGACCGTACCAAGAAACGAGGCTGAACTCGTCGAAGCGGCCGTTATGGCTGAGTCCAAGACAATGCAGCGTCTCGTGAATTATCAGGTTGGTTCCTCGGCGGGACTCGCCACCGCCGTACGGAACGACCTTCGGCCGGCCCTCGTCGTCGGTGTTGTCGGGGTTGAAGCCCCATCCCTCAAAGTGGTCTGGGCCGCTAACATGGCCGCTGTATCCTCCGGCGGCCCCGGTGGCTGACTCGGCAACGAGAATGTTCGCATCCTTTGCCATCTCGCAGTCGTCGGTCCAGATCCAGTTGTCGAAGTCCTCGGGTGTCGCGTGCTCGTCGGGCACCGGCTCGGTCCGTATGCTCACGTCGACATCTAAGTTGAAGCGTTCCGCCCAGGCGTCGAGAAGCGCCCACTCAAGGAACGGAGCAGTCTGCCGGCAGGCCTGAAGCCCCAGCTCTGAGTCGGTGTGAAACAGCCGCACTTCGATGGTGCCCCCGGGTTCGTCGGGACGGTTAGGCCACGCGACGGGGTCTCTTGGCGGCCACGAGAGCCCGATTTCCTCGTTGCTGGAGTGGTTTATCGACACGTCCTCGCTACCGTCTTGGTCGCCATGCTCGGCGCCGCCGTCAGCCTCGGCATTGACGTCAACGTCGGCTTCCGCATCGGCCTCCGCGTCAACGTCGGCCTCGGCACCGCCGGCCCCGCCGCCGTTGCCGTCTTGGTCGTCATCGCCGTCGTTACCGTCGTCGCCTTGGTCATCGCCCTGATCGTCGCCGCTGTCGTCCTTGATGTCGTCGGGTCGGTCGTCGTGCTCGGCGCCGTCGTCGCGCCTGGACTTGGCGTCGGATTGGGTAGTGTCCTGTTCGGTATTCTGTTCGGCTTGGTCGCCCTCGTCACTGCCGCCCCGCCCGAGCAAGGAGCAGAGCAGCTGGAGAAGTCTTTGCCAGATGGTTCTAATCATCGATTAAACCTGTCAGAACGAAGTGGTCGTCAGACGCCGGGGCGGTCAGTTGCCCTCAACGGCGAGCGGTCACGTGGATGCGATTTGACTCCATGCTCTGGCGTTGTAGAGGTAGGTGTCGTCGTTCGTGTAGTCCCGGACCAGCAGCCCCTCGAATCCGTTGCCGTTCCAATCCCCCGTCGTAGACGGGTCGCCGTCGTTCAGGCCGATGCCATTCTGAACCGTCCGCGAAGAGTTGCCTAAGTCGTATTTTGTACCGTTTGCGGCGAACTGGTTTTTCTCCAGACGGTTATCCTTGCAGTCGTTGTTTGGGTTGACTGTTTGAATCGCTGTCGAATTATTATAGAAGTAGTTAGTAGTGACGAGATTGTCCGACGCATCAGTCAGAAGCACCCCTCGGGCCGTGGCGTTCTCAAGCCAGTTTGAGGCGATTAGATTACTGTCTGTCTCTACTGCAATGTTGTCGTTTCCGCTCCCGGTCGCGCGGTTGTTGACAACTTTCGTGAACGGCGCCTGAACGCGGATGCCCTGCGACGGCGACCCTTCTACGTAGTTCCCGCTCACGTCGCATCGAGCGCCTGTAATAATGATGCCTTCGCTTGTTGAGTCATCCTGCCCGGGGTTGAGAATCTTATTTGAGTCAACGTGGGTCCGTGCGTCCCGAGCGATTATCCCCAGTTCAGACGGTTCGTTAACAAGGTTGCTGGCGACGATGCAGTCTTCTCCGCCGACGCGGATGCCGTCTCGACCAACAACGTTGTCGACAAAGTTCCCCATCACGACACATTTGTTCCCGTCAGCGCGGATGCCGTCGGCGGTCGTAGTAGTCTGGGCCGCGTTCAGAACCACGTTTCCGACGGCCACCGCCTTCTTGGCTCTAAGATTCAGCCCGCGGTCGCCACACCCGTTGACGTAGTTTCCAACAGCGGCACAGCGGCCCGCTCCGCGTCCAGGGTCCCCGATTCTTATCCCCTGGCCGCCTGCATCTGCGACGTAGTTCCCGGTGGCGAGGTAATCCGTGCCGACAATCGTGATTCCTGTCGCGGAGCCGATGACGGAGTTCCCGACGACGGTCATCCGCTTCCCGTCGTGGATGGACAGCCCCACACTCTCACAGTCGACGACCATGTTGTTCGCGACGATTGAGTCATTGACGTTGCTGGAATACTCAATAGACTGATGGCCATTGTTCAAGCAATGGTTTGCGATGGCATTACAGGCCGCGTATTCGAGCCCGTCGCTCGCGGTGAATGAAATGCTGTCCGCGGGAGCCGGTCCGTAAGTCGTGTCGAGTATATTATGGGCGACGAGAACGTCGGACGACGAACTTCCCCGGGCGGCGGCGCGGAAATTCGCGTAGAATGTGTCGTGAATATAGTTGTGATGGACCCACAGGCGGTTACAGTCCTCCGCGTACACGCCGCATTGCTTACTGCTGTCGCCGCCGTCCGATTCAGTTGAACCCTGTCCGTCGATCTCTAAATACCGGATTTCCCAGTCGTCAACGCCGTATAACTCAATCGCCGTCTCTTGACTCCCGGTGGCGACTTCGATTACCGCGCTGCCCATCCCGTCAGCCTCCAGCGTGATGTTGCTCTTGCCCTGGTCCGTGATCGGCGAGGAGATCGTGTACGTCCCCTGTTCTAATCGGACGATATCGCCGTCCGACGCCTCCGAAATCACGGCATTAATCTCGGCGGCCGAGCTGCCGGCAGAGACCCAATGAACGGTGTTGTTCAGTTCTTCGACACCGAGTGCCCCGACGCTTTTCAGGTCGTTGCCCCCAGCGTCGACCGCCCCGGAGAGCTGGTTGTCTTCCGAGCGGGCCTGCTCAAGCGTCGTCGTGTGTGGATTGGTGTCGTCGACGAGATGCGAGACCATGTCGGCCATCGCCACGTCGTCGTTCAGCTTGATCTGGTTGTCGTTGACCTTATCCTCGAGGATGACGGTACCGGTGCTGTCTTCGTACGCCTTGATCGTATCCGTCTCGATGACGTCGCTATCGATGTTGAGTGTCATGGTTTTAGGGAATGTGTATCCGCCCGTCGCCCGAAATGGAGCCCTCGCCGGTGATCGGGCCGGGGGCGACGGTGAGCGTGCCGTTCAGTTCGATGTCGCCGTCGACGGTCATGGGTCCGGCGACGGTCAGGCCGTAGCCGGCGGGTATCTCGAGCGTCTCGTCTGCCGCCACGACCTGGGAGACAGGAATCTGGCCATCTATCGTTTGACCGATCTTGCCTCCGGCAACAGTAATTTCGTCTGCGTAGAGCGCTCTCCAGGATTTCGAGGGACTGCCGAGCTCTTCCTCGCCGTCCGTCTCCGGGACGGGATTCTGGCCAAACTCGACGGCACTCGGTTTCACCGTTACCGTCTCGCCCGACGCGAGTTCGATAATGATGTTGTCGTCGCTATCGGTCCTGATTTTGCTGTCGTTTGGCATGGTTTAACACCCGAAGATGAACTCGCTGTCGGCTGTCAGCGCCAGCGACCCATCCGATTCCAGCCGAATTAGTGCCCGCCGCTCGGTCCCATCGACGGTTCGAAACGTCCCGCTCCGGACGACGAGCGGCGTCGCACAGCGGTCGATACCCGCCGCCGAAATCGTCACCGTTGAGGCTGTCGCCGTCACCGTCACCCTGTTCGTCATCAGCGACTCACCTCTGGCTGGATTGTGACTATCTCGTAGCCGGCATCGGGGAATGTTGCCTCGGCGCCCGAGGGGGTCGTGACAATCCACTCTGTTCGGTACGTCCCAGGCTCGTCTGTGTCGCCCAGCTGCCAGATGTACCGGACGGTCCCGTCGGCCGCGTCGGTAATCGTGGTCTGGGCGTCGACGATTGGCGGGTCGCGCAGCGCCCCGATGACGATGTCGACGCGCCGGGCGTCCGAGAGATCGTAGGGCGACCCGTCTCGCTCCAGCGTCGCCTCAATGGCGGGGTCGCGGTCGCCTTCTTTGATCACGAAGTCGCTCATGTTGCGTTCACCTCCGCATCGATTCTCCGTGACTGTCGGTAGCTGGTGCTATTGCTGGTCATCGTGATATTATGACAGAATGATTGTCAGGCGTCGATGCTCACGGGAAAGATGTCTGGTAGCATGATAGATTCGAAGGAGCTGCTCAAAGCGCGTCTTTCGTCCGGCGCTGTTCGCGACGGATGCTTGAGATCTCGCCGGCGAGGTCAGCGTTCAGGTCGAACGTGAGCCGGCCACGAGCCTCGCCCTGCTGCTCAAGATACTTTAGCGTCTCCAACGGAACCTTCGACGCCGACCCGTCGGCCCACTCGACTTCGTAGACGTAGCCGGGCTGCTGGGTCTCGGCGACAATCACAAGCTCACCACGCCGGTCCAGCGCGTTGAGCCGCGAGCCCAGCTCCTGGCGGGCTGCGCTGTCCACGTCGGCCTGCGTCGTCAGCGACGGGTCTTTAATATCGACGTGCTCAGTGCCCCGGTTGGCAATCGCATCCGGGTCCGAGGCCGTCCGGACTGGTCGGTTGCCGTTGTCGTCGAGTTTGCCCCTGACAGTCACCTCGTTAGCGTATTGTTCGGCGTCAATCTTCCGGATACGGTTCCGGATAACGATATCGCCGAGGGTCTTTTCGACATCGCCGGCGCGGAAGGACTCGACCGGCTTGCTATCCGATGTGTGTTCGACCGAGAACCGCATCCCAGCGAACTCGTGCAACCGCTGCAGGTTGGCCAGATGCGTCCCCTCCAATGTCTGGTCCTCAATGATCGCAATGTCGTCGCCGGAGTAACTCAGCTCCCAGCTCGTCAACTCTTGTCCTTCGAAGCCCTCAGTCGGCGTCGCGGTCGACCGCGTGACATCGCGCCGACCGATGGCCACGCGGCCCTGGATGTTCGTGCCAGCCTCATCACCGAAATCGGTCGTGATCGACAATGTATCTTCCTCGGTGCCGTCGTTCGGGAACCACGTCTGGCGAGAGAGGCGAGCCTGCAGCCGGACCGGCGTCTCGTCGCTATCCGCCAGCTGAGTCGTGATCGACGCGTCGGTAATGTTCCACGGCGTGCTCTCCTCCTGGAACAGCGGGACCGTCTCGTCTGGATAGAGCTCGGGCCCTGCAAGGTAGCTGTCTGAGTCCGTCGAGTTGTCGAAATTGTACGAGAACCGCGTGTCGTAGGCAGCGAACCCGTCGATAATCAGGTCATCGCTGCCAGTACTATTCAGACAGTTGACTTCGAATTGATGTTGGGTATTGGCATCAAGGCTATCAGAAAAGTCCCGCGAAGAGAAGTACGAAAGATCATTGCTGAGTGCGTCAGCCGGCACAGTATCCACCTGGTCTCCGTTGACCAAGATTTCGAACCCATTGTGGCCGTCCCGGGCATCAATTCGGACACCGATTTGAAGCGTGTTAGCCGGGATTTTGTACTTCGGTGTGAAATCCCTGAACGCGTCATCAGCGCTCGTTATTAAGCCGGCTGCCTCCCCGTCAGAGTATTCGCCTCCGGAGTAGCTACCCTGCTGGAGCCCGTTGGCTGCTTCGCCCTCCTGCCACCAACAAGTCTGGGCGACCTTGGTCCGGTTGTTCTCGATGAACAGTGGGATGTCGTCACCCCACGCGGAGATTGCCCCGAAGTCGTCCGAGGCCGGCGCATCTTGGACCGTCCGGTCCGAGACTATCGTGTTCGGCGACGGATCGACGACGGTAGCATCGAAAGACGTGTTCGTCGACCAGTAGTCGGCGATGGCCTCATGAGCAGAGATACTCGTGTACTGCTCGGTCGTCTCGCCGTTAGTGAGATCGCGGGCGATACCGAGGCCCTTCAGCCGGGTAGTCCCGCGCTCCTCGTTGAGGGTGATGGACTCAAGATACCCACAGAAGAGTAAACTACCGTTACGCTCCAGCTCAATCTCGGAGAGAATCCAGTCCTCAATCGACGGGTCGTATGGGAGCGTCACTGACCAGTCGCCCATCGCGGTGTGCTCGCGGGCGAAGTTGACGTCGTCAAGGCGACCCTCGCGGAACTCTTTGGTGGCACCATCAGTATCGATGAGCGTAAGCGTGTAAGACATATCAGATTATATTGTTAAGCGCCGGAGCGGTGTACTCGCCTTTAATACTGCGCGGCGGATTTAAACTCGCTGTCTCCGTTGCTCCAGACGTAATATCCGGGGCTACTCGTGGTGCCGCCGTCGGCGTCGATACTGCTATTCCCATCGTGGTGGTAGAGTCGCCCGTCCTCTGTGCTGCCCAGTGTGAGGTTGCTCAGGTCCTGCGCGGCCGGTTCAATAGCCGCCTGATTCGGCCAAACACTGAGTAATCCTAGAATCCACTGATCACTATCACTATCGTACCGAAACTCCGCTCCGCTTGGGTCGTGCGTGACGACGAAGTCGCCGTTGCTATTCTCCTCAATCGTGTAATTGTTGAGGTCGATTTCTCGCATTCTTATGCGCTCAGGTCCGTTTCAATCGCGTCGTGATCGGCGTAGTCGGCAGCCTCCGCAAGGACGAACACCTCAAGTTCGATGGCTTCGTTCGACAGCGTCGGCAGCCTGGTATCGCTCCCGCCGACGACAAGGCCCCAGATGCCCGGCATGTCCAGGCCCTGGAGCTTACTGCTGGGTGTGAGTTGCAGAACCAGCGAGTCGACAGGTGCGCTTGTGGGCAGCTGCTCGCGATACCACGGTTCGTTCACAAGCGATTTTCCGTAGGCGGCTGCATCGGCGTAGTCGAGGTAGTTCAGCAGCCCGGTATATTGCTCTGCCCCGGTTAGGACGAGCGTCCCGTCGACGACGAGCGTCCCGTCGACGTCAGTATCGCCCCAGTACTCCGTCGTGCCCGACTCGACGGTGTACGTCTCGCCAGCCGGAACGTACAGCGTCTGCTGCCCGCCTGCCTCGAAGAAATCGAATTCGAGTGTGACGGTCTCGCCGCGAGTGGGCGTCGGGGGCGGGCTATCGACACTCGCCCCCGCGACAATATTTGGCCGGTTCTTCTGCGTGATCGTCCAAGTTGTGTCCGGCATAGCAGTCACGCTCCGCGACCGCGGTCGCGATCAGCCACGCTCCTGGAGGCGCCGAATTTTCCGGCGCGTCTGCTCGTTATTGCGCTCAACGACGACTCGCGCCTCGCGTTGGACGGCCTCGGTGATTGCGTCGCCGCCCTCGAAGATGACCCGGACCTGCTGGTCGCCCAGGCCGCTGAGGGCGTCAGCGAGCTCTCGCGCCATCCCACCGCCCTGTCCGACCTGCTCGGCGGGGACAACGCGCTCGCCGGCGTGAACCTCCGCGACCCCACTCTCGCTGATCATCCCACCGGTATCAAGACTCGGCAACTCAATGGAGCCGCCACCGAACGACTGGCCCGCGACCTCCGCACCAGGGATGTCAACTGTGTCTGGAATCCCCTCGTTGAAAGCGTCCTTGAACGCCGACGCCGCTGCGGTACCAGCACCCTTAATAATCTCGACGATTCGGGTGACGAGTCGACCGCCCCACTTGCCGACGAAGTTGATGAGACCGTCGAGTGTGTCCTTGGAGAACTCGGCCAGCAGGGTCCAAGCCTCTTCCCAGTCGCCGCGGAGCAGCGCCAAAACAATCTGGATTTGGGTTGCTATCGCGTCAAGGCCGAACTCAACGATCCCGCGGAGAGCGTCGAAGAGATACGTTGCGACCGCGATGACATCGTCACCGAACAGCTCCCATGTCGCCTGCAGGAGCGCAAACCACGCCTCCAGAAACGGCGTCGCCCACTCGACGAAGCCCGAAATCGCCGACTGCCACGCGGCCGCCGTCTGCCTGACCTGTGCTGCCGTCTCGGAGAAGTGTTCATCCCAAAGTGGGCCGAACCAGGCGAGGAAGTCGTTGAAAATCGACCGAATACCACTGACGGCCTGACCCGTCTTGTCTTGGATTCCAAAGAGGTTGCGCTGCCAGGCGACGCCGAGCGCCGCCACAGCGGCGATAATGAGTCCGACCGGACCCAGCAGTATGCCGACGGCGGTCCCGAGGGCGCCGACCGCCCCAGCTGCCGCGCCGGCGACCGGAGCGAGGGAGGCCAGTGCCCCGATGACCATAATAAGGCCGGTCGTGAGACCACCCAAGAGTACAGCTGTCGCGGCGAGGCCATCAGATCGGTTGTTCCACTCGCGAAAGCGCTCAACTGCGGCCGAAGCGTACTCCAGTAGTGTCGAGATGGCCGGGAGTAGGTTCTCTCCGGTCTCAATGGCAATCCCGCGGAGCTGGTTCTTGAGGACTTGGACTTGCGCCGACGTCTTCTCCATCTCAGTGTTGAACTCTTTCTGCAGCGATTCGCCTTCCTTGAACGCTTCGCTGGAGGTGTTGAGCGCCTCCTCAAGCCCTTCCGAATTCTGTGCGAGACCAGCCACCGCCTGCCGTGTCCGGCTATCAAGCGTGTCTCGGAGGGCGTCGGCCTTCTCACCACCTTCGTCGAAGGCCTCAACCATCTGCATGATGACGGCCGTCGGGTCCTCCTCGCGCATCTGCTTGAACTCCTCGACGGACATGCCGAGCGCGTCGGCGATACCCTCGATCTTACTGGGGTCCATCAGCGTCTGCGCCATCCGGCGAATCCGCGTCCCAGCACGCTGTGAGGATTCGCTGACCTCGTTCAACGCGGCCGTCAGGCCAAAGATTTCGGTCTGCTCAAGTCCCATCTGGGTGAGGGCGCCCGCCGACCGGAGCGACGCGTCGACGATCTCCTGACTTGAGGTTGCGAAGTTGTTCGACAGCGTATTGATCGACGAGCCTAGATTCTCGACGTCCTCGATAGGCGTGTCGGTCAGCTCCGAGAGCTTTGCGAACGCTTCGGCCGCCTTGTCGGTATTCAGCGTCGTCGCAGTCGCCATCCGCGCCGTCGACTCGGTGAACGACCGCAGGTTTTCCGACCCCTCAATACCGAACCGAGCGGCGTCGTCGACGAGCCCCGCGAGTTCCTCTTGGGCGAGCGGAATTTCGTTCGCCATATCGAGGATTTCCCCGCGCATCTCGCCAGCGACCTCTTCGCCAGTCCGCTTCTCGACTTCAGTGATGGCGTCCTCAAACTCAGTTGCGGCATCGGCAGCGCGCCAGAGGCCAGCCGCTGATAGCCCCGCCATCGCGGCCCCCACGCCGAGAACGGCGCCGCGAGCGTCCATCAGGCTGCTCTCTAAACGGTCAATCCCGCTGAGGCCATTGGAGACGTCGCTGTCAATCTGTACCTCAAGGCCTTCTTCGAAGAATGCCATCTACATCTACTCCTGCCTGTGCTGTCGGTTCGCGAACTCTTGCATCGCCTCGTCGGTCGACCGACCAGGATTCGAGTACTTCCGTCCACGGCGGGCGTTGTCGTGCTGCTGTTGGCGCTCCTCTTTAAGGACGAGCCAGCCGAGTTGCAGCTCCGCTAACTCGCGTTCTGTGTACTTACCGACCTGAGTCGGGTCGATACCCTTCTTGAGGAGCCAAGCCTTCCATTTCGACTGGCGCTCGACCGGGCTCAGTTTCCCGACTGCTGGGCCTCTTCAATCCGCTCTTCGAGGGCTTCCTGCAAGTCGCCCCCCATCGACAGTCCCGACCGCTTGACCACTTTCTCAACGAGCTGCACGGCTATCCCGAACCGAACGTCCTCGACTGTCTCGACATCAGGCGTTTCGATGTACTCATTGAAGATAATTCGAATCGCCTCTAGGTTCATCTGCTCGAAGTCGGCGCCGTGCCGTTGGTGTTTCTTCCATTCGCCGGTCGCCATCGGGACGACGGCGGCGTCGTACTCAGTGCCGGCGTAATCGACGGTAACCTCTTCAGCCAGGATTTCGCCCTCTTCGTCGCGATCGATGGTCGCAACATCGGATGTGAGTTCAGGCATCGTAATCAGGCTGGCGCCACGTTGGGGTCTTCGCTGCGGAACTCGACACTGATTGCCGCCGCGGCCCCATCGCTTTCTCGCGTCCGCTCAGGCGAGTCTGACACCGCACTTGAGTTCAGGTTGAAGATGGTGTTCGAAAGCGTCCAGGTGATGTCCTCGTCACCGGCCGTCAGCGACTCCATGATGTAGTCGTGGGACTCGGCCTCGCCGATGACATCTGAAGTGAACAGGACATCACGGTTGCCCTCGTTGATCCGCATTCGAACGGAGCCGTGCCGTGACGTCATATCGTAGTTGTTCGTCACCTCAAGGACGATATTGTTCAGGTCGTAGGCGATGTCGGCGCTGTTTCGCTGCACCGAATCGCCCTGGAAGTGTTCGAACGACGACCCAGTCGTGCTCGGGTGGCTGCCGGATCCAAGCACCGGCACACCTAGGTCGCCCTCGAGATCCTGGTCGTCGCTAGAGTAATGGCTGGCGCCGCGAATCGTCATGAGGTCCGACCCACCGCTAATCTTCAGCGTGACGTCACCAGTAGCCTCCGAGACGAGCTCGACAGCGTCGATGTCGGTCCAGTCGGTGTCAGTCGTCGTGACCTCCGTCGTCCCGTTGAGCGTCAGCCTCTCGGTCTTGCTGGCGCCCTCGTCCTCGATGACGATGTCCATCGTGTCCGAGTCGTCCGTCGAGACGACCGCCAGCTCTGACTCGCTGGCCGGCTGAAGGATTTCATATGAGCGAATCTTCTCGAACTGGTAAGTCAGCTCGGCCGGGATCGGCTCGTCATTCTCAGGGTCAGCCTCAACACTGAGGTTCGGATAGCCACCCTTCGCCACCGTGTAGACGCGGGCCCCCCGGACATCGCTGGGGTCGTCCGGGCTTTTAGTCGTCCGCTGCTCGCGAGCCAGAATACCGTGCGTGTTCGGAATCTGGTTGTCGGCGTTCCGGACAAACGCGTCGCCGGCGGCGTCGAGCGGGTCGCCATTTCCGTCCACGAGCGCTTGCTGCAGCCGGTAGGCGGTCGTCAGTTCGTGCTCTTCGTTACCGACATCGTGACCGGTCGGATCCGGCGTTCCAAGGCCGTCCCGGCGCGTTGATCCGGGCGACGGCGACCACGTGAAGGAGATGTAGTCATCACTGTGATACTGCCAGTCCGGGTCCGACTGAATCTGGCCAGTGGTGTCTTCTCTGAGGAAGCCAACACGGTCGAATCGAAGCCCGCTTTCGGGCGTCTGTCGAGTACTCATGTCTGATCGTCGCTATTGTTGTCGCTGTGTGGTTCAATCGCCTCGTAATGGGCGATGAGCGCCTCCCCGACATCGCTCGGCACTTGAGCCGTCCCGTTCTCGCTGAACGAGACCGGCTCGTCCATCAACTCAGCGTCGTAGACCTGCCTTGAGGCGGGGTTGGTGTTTTTGATCCACATCGTGAGCGGCGCCCGTCAGCACCGAGCGCCAAGTATGAAGAGTCGCAGCGACGTTCCGTCGCCACGGGTCCAGCCTGTATTCGGATGTCAGGCCCAGGCCAAGGCCCTCATCAGTGCGCGCTGCGCTGTCGGGGTATCACTCTGGCCGAGAGTGGTACCCGTAGCCAACTGGGACAATCGCTCGGAAGATGGGCGGTTCGTCTTCGTTCTCTTCAACGAACTGTTGAACAGTCCCAGTCTCAATCCGCGTGAGCTCCGGCTCGCCGGCATCGGTCGTCGTCCCCTCCGCGTTGTTCTGCATGATGCGGTGGACCTCTCGAGCCAGTTGATACCGGAATGACTTCGCTGGCCCAGCCGACCGATAGTCGTCCGTGTACGGCACCCAGACACCGATATTCCCGGTGCCGTCAATCCACGACGTGAGCCCTTTGCCACCGGGGTCGATGCCTGTCGGCGACGTGTCTTCGTCGAAACTCGACAGCGTCACCTCTGGGTAGTCGGTATCGTTATCGTACCGGCCGGTCGAAATCCAAACAGGGTTGAACTCTTCATCGACGTTGGACGTCTTCCAGTCAGTCTGCAGGAGATCCCGCAGGATGAGACTCGCCTCACGGTCCAGCAGTGGCATCGGTTAGGCCTCCTTGACTGCGTGGGCCCGAACGAGTCCGTTGTTTTCGTGGAATGTGTCTCGGACGACGAAGGTGTCACCACTGTCTTTGATACGCGTCGCTCGCGTCGCCTCGTCGCCCACACCGTCCGTGAGCGTGGTGTCCGCGTCGGCCCAGACGATTACATCAGCATTACTATCGATGCCTTCGACGCGTCGCCGATAAGACGGGGTCCCGCGCTGAATGACCTCAGCCATGGCCGTCGTCTCAACAGGGTCTGTCCAGACCACGTTGCCGTGGTCGTCGCGTTCGACGCTGCCGTTGGCGTCGGTCCGGGCAGATTGGTTTTGGAGCGTTATCTCCCGCCCTAGCCGGCGCAGCATCCGCTTCGAGGTAGCGTCAAACCGACTCATAGCTGCACCGCCTTGATGGAGTTCACCAGCGTTGACGACTGTCGCGTGGGGTGATCGGGATGTGTCCCCGGTGACCGGTCGTTGCCCCGGTCAGCGGACACGTTCTCTTTGGCCTGTCGCTCGATAGCGAGAGCCAACTTTTTGACAAATCCTTCCGTCGACGCTGCTTCGTCAGCGAGTTGGTCGGCTTCGTTCTCAACGACATCGCGGACCGCAGGCCGCAGCCACGGATATGCCGGCATATCCCGCGTTCCGACCTCGAGCCAGAAGCCATACTCAGTATTCGTGCCGACGACCCAGCCACCGGACGCCTTGATCAGATCGCGGAGATCGTCAAGGTCTGAGAGGAGTCTGGAGAAGCCGGCCAGCTGTGCAAGCGAGGTCGCCATCGGTTATCGCGTCCTCGGAACGGTAATCAAGGCTGTCTGGCGACCCGCATCAACGAGCGTTCCAGTCGGGTCCAGCATGGCCGCCTGCTGACCGTAAGTCGATGCGTTGATTCGCATACCCGTCTCACCCTCGTAGCTTGCACTGGCGCTGTCTCGGCTTTCTTTCTCGACACGCGGGTCTTGCGTCGCTGCCAGATGGGCCGCCACCAGTTTCTCGATCTTCTCGAGGCGTGTGTCGCTAACCGAACTGTCGGCGGCCGCGATGTCGTCAACGAACTCGGTGGCGATCTCGATCCACGATTCGAGCGCCTGTTTATCCAGCGTCGTGTCGAAGATGTCCTGCACTTCCGGGCGGGTGGTTCGTGGCATGGGGTCACGTTACTCCTCTTGGACTGCGTCGAGCCGGGCCTCGATGGCCTCAACCGCGGTCGTCCGACTGTCGCCCTCCTGCTCGGCCCCAAGAATCGCCTCCAAGAGCGCCGGGTCGTCGACGTCGTCGACACGATTTCGTAGCTCGCTGACCGTGAGCTCCGACGGGTGCGGATCAGCGTCGGGTTTCTCGTCGCCATCAGGTTCGCCCCCATCCGCCGGCTTATCACCGTCTGACGAGTCATCAGCTGGCTCGTCGGCGGAGGCAGACTCCTCGGTGTCGGGGCCGGTCTCGTCGACGCGAGCCAGCGAGTTCGGATGTCGCTCCAGAACCCGCGGTTCCACGTCGAGTTCGTCACCCTCGGTGTACTGCTCTTTATCGTACCGGAACTGCGGTCGGTCGACCCGGACCCGGATGTCGTCAGACATTGTTACGAGTCGATGCCGGTGATCCGGGCGATGCCGCGGATGCCGTCCGGCGTGCGGCGAACGAACGGCGTCCGACTGGAGAGCGTCTTGTTCCGGAGGCCGAAGCCGCCGTCGACCTCCCAGTTGGTGTTGGTGACGCCCTGCGCGTTGACGATCTGGAAGTACCGCGTGTCGTTGAGCAGCAGGAGCAGCGAGTCGCTGTCCAGCCGCGGTGCCGGCACGACGTTCAGGTAGGGATACTTCCGCTCGATGCGATCCCAGATCGGCTCGTCCGCGGCCTGGGTCTCGTAGTCCTCGCGGTCAACGATGCCCCACTGCTTGCGCGGGACGAAGACCCAGCCGCCGACCTCCGAAACCAGCGGGACGTCGTCGGTATCCTGGACATCGGTCTGCTCCTCAACCGTGTCGTGAATCTCCTTGAAGTCCGCGAGCACCTCGTTCGGCGTTCCGTCCCAGCCGTTCGAGGAGGCCCCCTGGAGCACGAGGTCGTCGTCAGTGTCCATCCCCGTGACCTGCAGTGTGCCACGGTCGGTGTTGATGGTGCGGCCCTCGCCATTCCAGAGCATGTTGTGCTCGGAGCGGTTGAGCGCCCGCCGGGCCTCCCGTCCGATCGAGCCGTCGAGGTCGTCACCGAACTGCTGGGCATTCTGGTACTCCCGAGCGTCGAACTCGTAGTCGACGTGGTGGATCCACAGCGGGACGCCGTGTAGCCCATGGGCGGGCATCTCCTGCGTGCTCCGCGACCGGGCGTTCATGCTGACGTTCGCGTCGAGCCGCTCGCTCCGGAGCCGGTCGAAGTAGGCGTACCGGAACAGCGATGTCGAGACGCCGAAGCCCGACCCGAGCAGCTGGTCGATGATTGTGGACTCGACGAACTGGTCGTCGAGGATCATGTCGGCGTACTCCTGCCAGGAGTCGACCGTGATAGCCGAGTCGGCCGTCAGCTCCGCCTCGGGACCCTCGATTCCGACCTCCTGGTCGAGCTGTTCCCACTGCTCGGGTGAGAACGGCGAGTTCGCCCGAATCTGCTTGAGTGCCTGTTCCCGCGTCTTCTTGACGGGGTTGAACAGCGCGGCCGCGTGCAGCTGCGACGGTGTGTCGAAGCTGTCGGCCTGCGTACCCCCGTGCGTCGTGATGTTGCCCTGCATGGTTCTAGAGGAACTCCACGGTCACGTGAACCGGGTCGTCGCCCTGGCTCATCGTGACGCTGTCTTCCTGCGCGATGACGGCGACCGCCTCGGTCGGGGCGCCGCCATCGGTGGTCTCGAGGTACCCGTCAGCGTTCCAGCCGAGCTCATCGCCCTCGTTGTACGTATCGTCGGTCCCGTCGGCGTCGACGTCGGCGTAGGCCAGGAGACACCGCGCCTGGTCGTGGCTCTGGAAGCCGACCGTCTCGGCGTTCTCGCCGCTCGCGTAGGTCTTGGCGAGCGGGCTCTGGTCGTCCTCGATGCCCCGACTGCCGGGGTTGCGCTGCTCGCGGACGACGCGCTTGGTCTTGGCGTCCAAGCCGGCAGCATCGAAGCCGCCCTGGCCGCGTTCGACGCCCTGTCCGGGCTCGAGGACTTCGTTCGCGCTGCCTTCGTCGTAGTCCTCGGCATCGTTGGTCTGTGCAACGACCGAGTTCTCAGTAGAAAGGGGTGCCATTCGTGCTCACCTCAGTAGTCCGCGGCCCCGGTCCCGTACTCGTCGAGGTCCTCGTCGGCCTCCGAGTCGGTCCCTGGCGTCATCTCGGCCGTCAGGCCGGCGTTGCCCGGCAGCTGCGATGACTGCGTCCCGGTGACGCGGTCGTGCTCTCGGTCGACGACCTTGTCGGCCGACGCCATCAGCGCCTCGCGGTCGTCCTCGTCGTAGTCCGCGGAGGCGGCGATGATTTCGTCGATCATCTCAGCCTTGCTCCGCTGCTCCTGGACCGACGCGACGAGATCGTCGGCGTTGTCCTGCGTGACGAAGCCCTGCTCTTCGAGGGCCTCGCCCAGCTCGTCGACGGTCATGTCGGCGAGCGTGGTCACGTCGTCGTCCGGGTCGTCGTCCGGATCGCTGTCGGTGCTACCGCCGTCGCCAGCACCGTCCGTGGAGCCGGCGTTTTCGGCGGCGAGTTCGTACGTCCGTTCGAGCACGTCGTCGTCCATCGCCTCGACGGACTCCTCCTCGAAGCCCGCGTTGGCGGTCAGGAACTCGACGTGCTGCTCTCGAGTGTCGTCGTGCATGTCTGTGTCAGAATCGTCGGTTATGTCGCTGTCCGAGCCGCTACCATCCGACCCGCCGGGGTCGGCATCGCCCATCCCGCTGTCAGCGTCCGCGGCCGGGTCGTCGACAGCCGATGGCTTGAGGCCAACCGCCTGGAGCGTGCCGTGAACAGCGCTCTGGACGAGGCCCTTCTTATCGGCGCCGGCATCGGCTGTATCCGAGTCGTCGGCCGTCAGCTCGGCGCCGATGTCGTGGGTCGCCGTGTAGGACGCCAGCGCCTGCGAGGGCCCCCACTCGGCCGTGTTCGACGGAGAGTCACCCTTCGAGACGACTGACAGATCGCGGAACTCGATGTTCTCGGCAATCCTGGCGCCCGTCTCTGGGTCCTCCGAGCCGAGCGTGAACGTCGGGTGGACGGACACGTCGAACGTGCCGGCCCGAACACCCTCGGCGACGTCCTCGTCGTGCGTCGTGGCGTCGTACCCGACGGCCTGCTGACTTTCGAGCCAGCCGGCGCGCTGGACCTTGCCGACCGTTTCGTCAGTCGGCGGCGGATACTGCGGGGTGCCGTTGTCGTCCGTCGGATGGTCGGTCGTAAGCGGTTCCTCTGCCTGAGTCTCGGCTGCGTTTCGGAGCTCCTCCGCGGTGAACAGGACCGGTGTCCCGTCCTCCATGTGAAGGATGTCGCCCGCAGCGACGGCGAGACCCGAAAACCGCCACGGTGGGCCGTCGTCATCGCCGTCGCTGGCGAGCAGGCGCGCCGTTCGCGCCGAGACGCGAAGATCGTGATTTTCCATAGTGACTCCGGCCCAGGTCCTCGCCCTTCTCCATGCTCATGGAGGGTGTCGTGCGGGGGTCATCGGCCACAGACCAGTTCGATTTACCTGAGTCAGGTTACGCCGCGGCCAAGGCCGCGTAGCGCTGCTCGGCGTCCGACCCGGCGAACGCGCCGGTCGCGAACAGCGTCTGGAAGGCCGCCGGATGAGCTTCGACCGCCGCTGCAGCGGTCGTGCTCGTCACCGGCAGCAGCGCACACCGGCACTGCGGGTGTACTGGCGGCTTGACCGGGAACTCCGATCCGTCGACGGTGAACGACTCCGACCGGACATCTTCGATGGTCCGGGTCGTCCCCTCAAGCGCCTGGCACACCGCGCAGACATCGCTGTCGCCGGCGGTCGTGAACTCAGCCTGGACCGTCACGCCGTCGGCGCCGAACCGCTCGTAGCGGTTGAGCGTCGACTCGGTATAGGCGTTGATCGTCTCGGTCCGCGCCAGTACCGTCGCCCGCGTTTTCCCGACTGCATCGACGCGGTCCGTGATCCGGCGGGCCATCTCGTTAGGGTTGACCCCCTCGGCCATCCCGTCGGCCAGCTCGCGTGTGGCCTGCCGGGCGACCTCGTCGGTAATACCATCGAGTTCCGCAAAGTTGCGGGCGAACAGCCGTTGCAGCGTGTCTTCGTGGACCGGTAAGTTCAGCGCCCCTTGAACCGCCAGCGCATCCGATGTGTCGATGCCCGCTCGCCGCAGATTCACCTCGCCATCCTCGAGGCCGCGTTCGTAGGCCCGCTGGATAAAGCGGTTCTCGTCGCGAGCAATCACCGCCAGCACGTCCGAGTCTTGGACATCGTCGAGCCAGTCCTCGAAGCGGCGGGTCTGCTCGCCCGGTGACAGTGACGCGAGGTCGCCCGGTCCGTCGATGTCGGCGAACACCTCAAGACCGTCAGGGGCGTCGGCTGGATTGGCATCCGAGAGTCCGAAGATGTCCTCGTCGCGGACGGCCTGGCGAATTGCCGTGTTGATCCGTCCGAAGGCACCCCGCAGCCGCTGCGCGTACGTCCGCCGGATTGTCGTCGTCCGGGTCGGGTCACCGCTCCGGTGGCGGTTCGCGTGCAAGTGCTCCGCCATGGTCAGTCATCGGACGGCGTGGAGAGCACCTCGAACTGTGCGACCGCGTCGCTGCTCTCGTCGAGCGCCGGCAGTTCGACGCCCTCCAGTTCCGTCGGCAGCTCGCCGGTCTTGACGAACGCCCGCTGCTGCTCTGGGGTGAGCAGGTCCTCGGCAAACGGCCAGGTCTTGAGCGCCTCGGCTCGTGTTTTCCGGATGTCGGCCCTGTCCGACTCGTCCATTTCCGCCAGCGGTGGCCACTCAGTGAGATACCCGCCGCCCTGCGGATCGGTGATGATGTCGTACGTCCGAAGGCGGTCGATTATGGGCCGGGCAATCATCGGCTCTTGGAACCCGGCCCGTCGCTCACCGATCTTGCCGTACCACTCCTTAAGGTCCTGCGTCGTCGCTCGCTCACCCGTCTCGTTGCCCTTCAGAATCGACTGTGGGATGCCAGTCTGTGCGGAGATTGCCTCAATATTCGGGTCCGTGATAAGCGACGGGTCGATCTCCTCGCCCCCGAGGCTCTTGACCTCGTCAGCGCCGTGCGTCTTCAGCACGTTCTCGAGGCCGTGCTGCCAACGCTGGAGGTGCTCTGACAACTCGTTGCCGTCGTCGTCGAGCTGGAAGTCCTTGTCGATGTTGACGTTGATGCCCCACGCCGAGGCCCGATAAGCGAGTTCGCCGGCCGACCCCAGCGCTTTCTCAATATCGATGAGATTGTTATGAACAGGGCGTTGTCGTTCAACGCCTCGAATTTCATCGTCGAGCAGCTCGTCGGACGAGATGTGGATGACGCGCGTCCAGTGGACCCAGATTTCGTCCGGCCCCTGTCGGCTCATCACGCCGCTTTCTTCCTCGTTCTCGTCACTGAGGTCGAGTCTGTAGCGGATCGGCTCACCCCAGCGGTCGCTACCTGGACCTCCGACTTTGACATCTTCGACCGAGGCCTCCGAGAACGGCCGGAAGCCGTTGATTCCATCAGGATTGCCGACTGGCTCTTGGAGACCGTCGGCACCCTCGATATCGTCGAACTGGATGACGAGGACGCCGAATTTCCCAATGCCGGCGAGCTTGTCAGCCCGAAGACAGTAGTGCCAAAGCTTGTGTTCGTCGACGATGTCCTCGAGGTCGGTTTCGAAGTCGGTGCTATTCTCTGTCTCTGCGGTATCTTTGATGATGGGCGGTTCTCGCCAGCCAGTCTTCGGGGGGAGAAACGTAACGGCGTAGGCGTAGGGGTTTCGCAGCGCCAGCGCATAGAAGTCCTCAACGCTGGGGTCTTTATTCCAGTTGAAGACCTCGTAGTAGTCATCGTCGCCCGGTAGATTCTCGCCCAGCGCCTGCGCCAGGGCGAACCGCATCTGGTACTCTTGGCGGGTCGCAAGCCCGTCGCTTCCGAGCAACTCCTCAGGCGGCTCATCGTCGGCATCGTCTATCGTACTCATGTAGATCACCACGTACCCGAGCCGCTAGGGCCGCTATCCTCCTCGACATAGCGGTCACCCATGATGGCGTACCGCGTCACGTCAAGACAGTGATCATCGGCCCGGGCAGTCCCGACGTCGTCCTCCTTGTAGGACTGGAACTCTTGGATCAGCTCGGTCAGTTCGTCAACGACCAGCAGGCCCGGGCCGATGTTGGCGTCCACCTCAAGAACGTCCTGCACTTCGCTGATACCTTCATCGAGGTTCTTCTCGGCGGCCGCCGCGTCGTAGCCCGCCTGCCGGAACTTGTCAATATGCTCAGGGTCGTGATCGCAGTACATCTGGCCAGCGGGTTTATCGTTCTGCCGCAGCCACGCGATTGCGTCCTCGACGGGCTTCCCCGCACGGTAGTAGCAGTCCCAGGCGACGTACTGGTCAGCTTGCGTCTTCGCGAACTCAATGATGACGCGGGGGTCCTTCCACCCATAGTCGTATCCATACACTCGCCAGTCAGACACGATGCTGATCTCGGAGCAGGGATGGACGTGCTTCGCACGGGAAAAGTCGCTGTAGACGAGGCCCTCTGCAGCGGCGAACCTGCCGTGAAGGCCCTGCTTCTCTCGCGGCGTGTCCTTGAACTGCCGCTTAATCTTCTCAAGACCGTGTTTCGGGAGCAGCGTGTTGTGCTCCGTGCTGGCGATCACGACCTTCATCCGATCGGCCCACGGAAGCTCCTCCTCGCCGCCATCACCGTCGGGCTGGACCTGCCGTTCCGTGATATCGTAGTACTGATTGAAGCCGTTGCCCGTCGACGTCCACAGCGTTGAGTTCGGACCGACGCCCGTCCGCTGCCGCGTCGTCAGCATCTCGTGGAGGTCGTACAGGTCGGTGTTCTGGGCGTCCGGATAGTGGGCGACCTCGTCGCACCAGATCCGGCAGTACTCCCCGCCTGCAAATCGACTCCAATTGTCCGCCCCACCGAGCCATGTGACGTGGCCGGTGACGTACACCAGCCGCTTGTCGACCTTGTTGTACGTCGCGACCAGCGGGCTGTTCTCCGGGTCGCCGTCCTTGAACGGGTTAGTGTCCTCGCCAGGTAGCGTTTTGAAGAAGACGCTGTACGTCGTCGACTTGCCCTTCTCGTAGTCCTGCGCCATCACGACCGACTCGCCGGCGCCCTCCCCGTCGTCCATCGCGCCGCGATGAATCCACTGCGCACCACACCGTGACTTTCCACCTCCGTAGCCGATCCGAAGGACGACGAGATCGTACTCGCCGCTCTCCAGCGCATCCCGGACGTGGGCCTGGTAGTCAGTCCACTTATAATAGACCGACGCCGTCGGCCGGTCGGCGGTTGATGCCCTACTCATTGTCTTCCTCGGGCGGCGACCAGTCCGTCTCAACAGTCGTTTCGTTGAACTCAACCCGGATTGGCCCGCCACCCTCACCGGTGTGTTCGTGGCTGGCGTCAACCTCGCGTTTCTCGGTCTTCTCGTACTCGTAGGAGGTTGCGAGCATGAACTTCGCAAACGATGAGTCGCCGTCGTCGCCGCGGCCTTCCTCTACCCACTCGTCCTCGCCGTAGCCGCGCGCCTGCGCGAAGGCTGCGGGAAAGTACAGCGGCCCGAATAGTTTGCCACCATCCCAGTCGGACCACTCATCAAGAGTTGACCGATGGACGCCAGCGGCTCGCGCGCACCCGCTCTTCGACTTCCCTTCGCGGGCCGCCTTGAGGGCCAAGTGGCCGCGCTTGTAGGTAAACTTGGACGGGCGGCCGGGATTCTCGACATCGTCTCCCGAGCCGGGCTGGTGTGAAGGAATCCAACAGCAGCCGTTCTCGTCAGCCGGGTTTTGGCACGGTTTATCATCCACCGTTGCCGCTCCACAGATCTCGTCGTCAGTCATAGGTCTAAGTGCTCGTACTCGACGTGCGTCGCGGTGCCATCAGGGTGCGAGTAGCAGACCGGACAGTACTCGCAGTCACAAGTGTCGATGTGGCGGTCGGTCTGGCCCAGTTCGTTGATGCACTCGCGGCAGTAGTCGCGGTACCAGCCGCGGTTGTCCTTCTCCTTAAGGCCGGCGCCGCAGCGCTCGCACTCGCTCACTGGCGAATTGAATTGAATTCAGCGCGTCGTCATGCGGTTTTCTACCTCGTCCGCTACTTCGCCGGCAATCAGCGAGACGTCATCAGCCGTGAGCGGCTGCCCGTCGAATTCATTTGAATTCTCGTCGCCCTCAGCGAGGTCCTGGAGGAACTCGTCCCACGGCCGTCCGTCGCGCAGCTCGTCGAGGAGGGCTTTCGTCTCTCGTGAACAGGAGATCGTCGTTCGGTTGGTCATGGATGGCGGTCCTCCTCGTCGAGGTCAACTGAGAGCGTCGGCGAGAGCCAGTAGGCGTAGACGATGATGAGCAAGTGCCAGACGGCGCCGGCGGCGAGGACCGTCCAGAGGAGCAGCCGTCCGGAGAGCATCATCGGTCAGTAGCCTTGGCAGGCACTCCGCTGGAGCCACACGGCGTCGGACTCGCGGACGACGGCTCGGGCGTTCCGAACGCCGTCTCGGAGGAGCGCCCGATATCGGTGCCGGCGAATAGTCAGAAGCCCGGCCGCGATGAGACGGGCGAACGGGAAGACGGTCATCCGGCGTCGGTCATCCGCGAGTCAGTGATGCGCCGGTCGTCGGAAACGCCGAAGCAGTAGCCCAGCTTCCGCTCGGTCGCCCGGTCGGCCGGCGTTGAGGCGTCGGGGTCGCCGATACGGTCGGCAAACTCGCCACCGGGCTTCGGCGACGGCGTCGTGACGACCGGGTACCGGTTCAGTACCCAGTGCAGGCTCGGGACGTGATGATGGCCGCGAATCCCGACGTCGAATCGGTGCTTGTCGCGCCAGCCGCGCCAGTCGGCCTCCGACCGAGCCGTCTCGTCCACCTGGGTCTGGGAGTCCTGCCCGTGACGAATGTGGAACCGCCAGCCTCGGACCTCAAAGTTGAGGTGGTGCGTCGAGTCAGCGATGGTGACCTCAACGTCGTCGTATCCCTCGCGTCGGAGCGCGTCGTCCATCCACTTATAGCAGATGAGGTCGGTGTTGGACCCGCGGGCCGCCGACGGGGACTGGAAGCCGTGGTTCCCGACGACGCAGTACACGCGGACGGCCTCGAAGTACTCTCGGAGCGTCGAGATGATGCGGGTCAGCGCCTGAGAGCCATCCGTAATCTGCTGGGCGAGTAAGTCTCCGATTTCTGTCTGCTGCGTATCGTAGATCTGCGTTCCGGTCGCAACGTCGCCCAAAATCGGGACGACGCACTCGTCGAAGGTCGGCGCCCACTGCTGCTTGTGCCGGATGACCTCACGGGCGAATCGGTCGGCCGCCTCGTGGGCCACCTCCCGATCGTACTCAACGCGGCCACGGTCGTCGGTGACCTCGTCGCCGAAGTGGAGGTCGCCAAACGCTGCGACCATCGTCTCGGCGTCTGGCGCCGGGTTAAACCCTGTGATGGAGAGTGGCGTCGTGTCTGGGCGCCGGGCGAGGATGGCTTGCTCCTCGCGGAGGTGCCTTTTCGCCCGCTTCGTCTTCGCGGTCAGCGAGAGGTGCGATTTCGACCGGAGTTGCTTGGACCGCTCGTCCTCGAGGTAGTACTTCTCGGCGTCGGGGTCGTAGCCGATTTCGACGCCATCGTCGCGAAGTAACTCTAGGGCCGCATGTGGGTCCTGATCGACCGCGCCGTCGAGTTCGGCAACTGTTGCGGGGAGTGCCCGGATGGCCTCGTACTCCGGCTTCCCGAGCTCTGGGAGCTCCGTCGCGTCTGCTCTATCACCGTCCTCGTCGTCACCGCTTTTGTCGGGTCCATCCTCAGGGTCCGGCAGCGTCGTGTCCGTGTCACTGTCCGCACTCTCCCGGGATGGGCCGTCGGCCAGATCGAGCGGTCCTGTATTTCGCCACTCACCGTCGGCGTACTTGACATCGATGCCGTCATGACCGTTGAGCCGAGACTTTGCTGACTCCGCCCCGCTCTTTTCGATACCAACCGCCTCGCCCCATGTTCGGAGCGAGTCTTGAGGGAGCGCCGCGAGTATCTCGCGCTGCCGGTCCGTGAGATCAGGGGTGTCGGAGGTATCATTCATCGGTGTGGAGCCAGTCGCCGGTGTGCAGATCGTAGATCATGTCCGCGATTTCGCTCGCTTGCGCGTCGTCAACTCCCTCAAGATGTCGGACCTAAGCGAACACCTCGGCGGCGATGTCCTCGAGGTCCTCCTCGGCGTAGACGTAGAGGTCGCCGTCTTCAATGGCGGTCGTGACGTCCGAGCGGTCGGGGTCGGGGCCGGGATAATCGCGGCCGTCGGGGCCTTCGGGGTCGGAGTCAAAATCATCCGGCAGCGAGTCGCTCTTGTCGTTCCCGTCGCCGGGCTCGGTCATCGCCGATTGGAGTCGAGCGTATGGCCCACCTCCCCGCGACCGTTTCCCGGGGTATCGTCGTTCTCGTCGTCCTCATCGTCGCGCCCGTCGCCGGAGAGAGTTCGCGAGAGATGGACATGAACGGCGACCGCCAACACGAGCATCAGCACGTTTGCGAGGACGCCCAACGCGACAGTCGCCTTCGAGACCGACCGCAGCACCAGCGCCGAGCTCCCGAACATCAGCGAGATACCGACGATCGTCATGGCCAGCGAGTACCGGACAGGACAGCGCCGGGTCGCAATCACCTGCCACCACACGGCGCCGCCGAGCCACAACGACCCCGCGATGAGGCCGATCGTGTCGACCAGCTCAGTCCCCGCCGTCATCGTCGCCTCCCTGGTCGCCGCGTTCGCGCCCAGTTTCTTCGAGGGCGCCGGCGACAGCGCCGGACAATGCGCCGCGAATCACGTTGGAGCGCTTTGAGAGGATGTCGACGCCCAACAGCGCCGACACGATAGCCGTCAGCAGCAGTTTGTCTTCGCTCTGGAGGACAATCTCCGGGTGAACGGTATGTGCGCTGACCAGGGCCAGCAATGTCCCCAGCGCCAGCAGTCCGCCGACTCGTCGTGCTCTTTTCATCGTTCATGGTCTCTCATCTGTGGAGTTCTCAAGTTGCAGTTCGGGATTGGTCGCGATGACCTCCTCGCGGTGCAGCCAGCGGCCGGCGTCGCCCGCCTCGACCTTGAGCAGTTGCCTCGGCTGACAGTTTTCGATGTGCAGCCGCTCGTCCACGACCGCACGCGTCTCGATTGTGCCTTCAAGCGTTTCGTAAGCGACTCGCTCTGGAGGCTGCTGTGCGTTGATCGACATCGGTTGCATCTCTTAATGTGCCGTACGTGCCGTACGCCCCGTACGGTCTGTACAGGGCGGTTATTCCAGCGCCCGCCCGACCGCCAGTTCGACGTCGCCGTGTGTGGCGTGCTCTCGATGGAGGCGATGAGGGTCGACGCTCGTGTCCTTGAGGGTCTGGATTCGGGTGACCAGCCGGCCGATGGCCTTTCGACCCGCGAGTAGCGCGTGGTGCTCGCGGTGGTCGGTCTGCCCGCAGGCCTCACAGATCGTGCCGGTCACAACCTCGTCGGTGAGGCCCTGACCGACGTTCGCCCGGCGCTGTTTTTCTCCCTTGCCGGCCGGGGGGGTGAGGTACTGCCGTCCCTCGGCGGCCTGCCGAGTAATCTCTTGAGAGTAGAACACCAGCGTCGGCTCGCCGTCCTCGTCGAGCGTCCAGCCGTGGCCCCGCTCGGTGAACTCGAAATCAGGCTTCGGTTCGATGAGCCGTTTCAGCGTTCGGAAGCAGGTGTAGCAGACCGTGTGGTCATATTCGATGCTTGCGAGTACTGCCTCCCGAGCGTTCTGCCGCGTTTCGCACTCGTTGGAGCAGAACTTTCCGTGGTGAAACTCCCAGACGCGGCCGATTGTCGAGCAGTTCGGGTGCTTGCACTCTCGTGTCGGGCCGTCAGCTGTCTCGGATGTTGTTGACATGTGGTAGGTTCGGGTGCCGCAGGTGCTGATGGTCGGTGAACGGTGCAGAAGAGACGGATCGCTGTTGAAAATCACGGGCCCGCTATTGCCCCCTCCGCAGTGGCGTTCGCAGCATGCGGTCGACGGGGGTCTGGTTGTCGGCTATTCACGCCGCTCTATAAAAGGTCGTTATCTATCGGAATTCGGTGCCGGTATTCGATACTGCCGCTGGCGGGCGTCCTTCACCGACCACTCCGAAGCAATCACGTCGGCCTCCTCAAGCCGGTCGACCGCATACCGGACTGTCCGCGGAGAGAGTGCCGTCTTCTCGACGAGCTCCTGTTGTGTCAGCCGGCCGTTGGCCTGCAGGACGAGGTACGTTAGTTTGCACGACGGCGGCAGTTCCTCGCGGACCGACTTGGGGCCGTCTCGGAGGCTGGTCGTCGTCATGAGAGTTCCTGAAGTGCTTGGTTAGCGGCCGCGACGATCTGCTGGGTCGCTTCATCGTCGAGGTCGTCGGCCTCGGAGACCGTCCTAATTAGCTGCCGGAGGCGGTCACGAGCCGACCGGTGGTGTCGGGCGTCGCCCCACTGCTCGGCGAGGGCGGTGAGGTGAGCTGCATCGCGAAGGACAAACTGATACTGGCGGTCGGTCCGGTACGACAGGATGTCGTTTTGGTCGATGGCCCGCTTGACGCAGTAGTCGAGTTGCTCCGCGGTGAGCGAGCCGTCAGCACAGCAGACCGTCCGGAGGCCGCGCTCCGAGAACGACGGTGACAGGTCGTCCTCCGAGGTGCCGGTGTTCTGCTTGAGCGCCTGGAGGACGTGCTCGGTGGCGCCGACGGGGTCGTAGGATGACTCCTTGAAGAGGTCGGTTTCGGTCACTAGTCGTCCTCCTGCTCGTTCTCCGGCGCGAGAGACCGCTGGCCGTTCGTCGCAACGAGGCGCTGCTGGTTGACCTTCTGGTCGACTTTCAGGTTGATGTCTCCCTTGAACGACGCCTGCGGATAGACGTACCACGCCTGTCGCGCCCACGGGGGCCGGTCGTCGTCGTTCACGTCGTGTAGACCGTAGGAGTTCCAGCCGAGTTCAACGACTGTCCCGCCAGGCTTGACGAGCTGTCCGACAGCATCGCGGGCGTGGCTGTATTCCTGTCCGTGCCAGCCTTCGTACAATTTCGCCGCGCGGCCAGGGTCAAACGGCGGGTCAAGAATCACCGAATCGAACGACTCGTCGGGGAAGTGTCCATGAACTTCCCGAACGTCGACGTGCAGATCGGCGTCAATGTCCTCGTCGATGTCGTTCCGAACGATGTCACAGCCGCGCTTCCGTAGCTTCGTCTCCCCGGCGCAGGCATTCAACACCCGGCCGTCAATATGGTCCAGAACAATGTCGCGGACCATCTTCGTCGCGAAGGTCCACTTCCCAATGCGCGTGGGCTTCCCATTCGGCTCCTTGCCGCCGACCTTCCAGCGCCAGCAGGTATAGTCGACGTCGGCGACCTCTACCTTCTCGAATTCGTCGCGACGAAGCTGCTCTGCGCGGCGGGCAATAGCCTCTGGAGAACGTTCCATGCTGCCCGACGACTGCTCGTCGGTCATGCCGCGGGCCTCCCGTCGTCGGCAATGGGCGCCTGGGCGATGGTCGGCCCCATCTCGACCGTCGACGGCTTCTCGGGCCGGTCGGCACCGGTGAAGCGGGCCGCCAGCGCCAGCCACGGGCCCAGCTCGTGGTCACCATCGAGCAACCGCCACGGATCCGGCGGCCAGTGGAGGACGCTCCCGACCGGGTCGTCGGAGTCGCCGTACCGGTCGGGCGGTAGCACCGTCGCGACGAGCAGGTCAAGGGCCTCGGGGAGTGCCGTCCCGACCGGCGCCGGGAGCCGGGGGTCGCGTCGCTCCTCGCGACTGTTGTGCGCAACGGCCAGCCGCCAGCCGTCGGCGCTGATGTCGACGACGTCCAGCGCCTCGAGGAACTCGCGGTTGTTGCGAACGGACTGCGTCGAGACGCCGGCGCCGTCGGCGAGGGCCCGCTGGGAGACATGGTCGTCAACATCCAGCAGCGCCGCCACGACCGCCCCGACCGTCGACGGCAGGTCCGGCAGCAGCGCCACCGGGTCGACACCGCGGAGTATCTGACGCGCCTCGTCGACCCGGACGTCCCGTGGCTCGTCGCGCTGTAGCCGGCGCATCGCCGCCTCGGCAACCGCCGCTGGGCAGGGCGCCAGCCCCCACAGCAGGTCGACGGTGTCGGCCGTCGGATGCAGGTTTTTGTGCTGAAGGACCCGGCCGAGGACCGCCCGGAAACCGTCGCGACCGAGCCGTCGAACGGCCATCCGGACGACGAACTCCTCGGTATCCTCCATGGGCGTGCCGGGCTGTCGGAGTCGTGAAGTCAACGAGTCCCGGAGCCGGGCGACGTCGGGGCCCGTGATCACGGTGCTCCCGATGACGTGGCCGACCGGGTCGACGGCGTCAACCGTCGGAGAGAGGGCGGGCTGTCCGGCGTCGGTCTCGTAGAGCTGTCGATAGACCGCAAAGGAGCCGTATCGGGACTGGATGGCACTGCTGATGCCGACCGTCTTCGCGATCTCCCGGAGCTTGTCGGCCCCAAGGCCATCGGCGAGGCGAAGTCGGCGCTGGACCGTCACGCCAGCAGCATCGAATAGGTGAACGATGGACCCTGCCAGGCCGTGAGCGAACCGCATTATGTCGGCCCGGAACCGGTCGCGGTCATCGTACTCGCCGCGAAAGAGGTCCCGCGTCAGGTCCTCGAGCTCCTCGCCGGCGTCGACGAACGCCTGCCGGATGTCGTCGGGGGACTTGAGGTCCTCGTTAGATAGGTATCCGATGTTTCGGGCACCCCGCAGCCACTCGTGTTCCTCGTCGATAGCCTCAAGGCGGTCATCGGGGAGCGCTCGCTCCAACAGCGGCGCAGACGCTAACGCCACGGCAGTACTCACTATGTACTGGAGGCCTCCGGCGACGCCGACGCTGACCTGGACCTCATCGCGGTCCGCATCGTAGGAGATCCGCCGCTCCCGCCGCGCTTCGCCGTCCGCATCGGCTGGTTCGGCGGTCTCGGCCAGCGTCACCGCCCCGCTGTCGGCGGCTCCGCCGATAAGACACTGCTCGGAACGGCTGCACCAGGCGGTCCGGTACGGCAGTCCCCGTCCATCCCCCCCTCCCGAGCTTGCGCGGGATAACACGGCCTGTGGGTGAGATTTTGGGGGGTCGCTAACGCACTCCTCAAGCGACTGCTGGCGGCCGACCTCGGCGTCCAGCTTCTCAAGAAACTCGTAGCCCGCCACGAGAATCTCGACGCGTCGGTCTTGGTCGGGCCCGAAGCGTTCAACGAGGCCGACCTCGGCGAGAGTGTCGAAACACTGGCGCACGCGGCTCTCGTTGACGGTCGCCGCAGCGTAGGCCTCGCCGTAGGTCTGGCTCCCGGACGGACACGCGGCCAGTCGGCGGAGGATGGCGACCGAGCGGCCGTCGGAATTGAGTGCGTCACAGGCCTCAGCAACAGCCGCCTCGGTCGGTGGGGCGTCGGGGGGAGCAATCGACCAGTCGCTAACGCGGGGCAGCGTCTCGCGGTGCTGCTGTAGGAGCCACCGGCCGGTCACCTGCGTTGCGACCAGCTGGACGTCGAGATGCTGGGAGAGCTGGACGACCAGCTCTAGGACGGCCTCGCGCTGCTGGCGCAACCGGTCCCGAAAGCTGTCGTCGACGTGAACGGCGATGGTTGGGGCTGGGCTCTCGACGGCCTCCAGTAAGCCGATGACGGGTGAAATGTCGTCGAGGCTAGAGTGGCCGTGGCCGAGGCCAGGAAGCAGGCGGCCGGCCAGCAGCAGTGCGGCTGTCTTGTCGCCACGGGCGACATCGCGAATCCAGGAGTGTAACCAGAACGGCACGTCGCGCTCCTCAAGAGAGTCGTACAGCTGCGGGACCGTCCGCCCACTCGCGAAGGCCCGCGCCGCCCGTGCGAACAAATCTCGAACACGGTCGTCGTCGAGCAGCGCCGCCCAGAAGGCGCTGGGTGGCTGATCGGCGCCGATATTGATGGCCGACAGCGGCGGCTCGTCGGTCGCGGTGAGGGTGGGTCCGGTGTTGAGTTCGTCGGTCACCGGGCGCTACCCCCACGAACGACGGGGTGCTGGGACCGCGGAGTCGTCGAGTTGGCGAGCATGGGGTCTCGGACGTGAGACCAGCTGCGCCTACCCCCGCGGCGACCGCGGCCGTCGCGACGAACCGCAAAGCCACGGCTACCACTGGGCGTTAGGCTTATACCTACCCGGGGAGAAGCAGGGAGCAAGGGTGAGCTCTTAGGGGGCCGCCACGCCCCCGCCTGCCACTCAACCGGTGAGCGTCTGCTGGGTTCTCCTGTCCTGTTGCATTTCGAGTCGAAACGTAGCGTTATATAGTCTGCGGCGGACGCACCCAAAAGCCTGTGCGGTCGCTCTGCTCTGTCTGACGTGTGACTGACGGTCATGATTCAACCTCGAACTGATAGGCGTCTTCCATCGGCTCCCGTTCCTCCTCCTGATCGGCTGTGGCGGCGTCCCGAAGCTCGGCGTACGTACTGCCGCAGCACGCCGACTCGAAGCCGCCGGTGATCACCCGCTGGGCGTCGACGGTACCGTCACACTCTGGGTTCGGGCAGTCGACCTCGCGCGGGTCAACATCCTCAAGGGCTGCTTCGGCATTTCGGTCGGCCAGCTTCCCGCCCAACGCCAGGCTCACGACACTGTACCCCCTGAAAGCCCACCGAGCAGCGGGAGCGTCGTTTGCTTGAAGTGCCAGTCCGGTGTGTAAGCCCATTTCCGCTCGGACCCAATCCGTTCGTCCCAGTCGCGAGTGTGCGTCTCAGCAGCGCAGCCTCGGCAGGTGTAGAACAGCCACAGTTCGTAGGGGGTGTTGTCGAGGGACTTGCCGCAGTTGACACAGGTACGGTGGCTCACGATGACGCACCTCCTGCGACGGCGTCGGTCGCGACGTGCTCACTTATGATGCGCTCGCCGGCGTCGCCGAGGCGGTCGATCAGCTCTCGAGCGGCGTCTCTCGTCTGCGGCGATGAATAGTCGGGGAGATGATGGCGGGCGAACCAGCGGGCAGCCCGTTCGTCACCGAGGTAGACGCCCCGGACCGGGATGGACTCGAAGCCGAGCTCGCGAGCGGCCCACACGCGCCGATGGCCGTTGATGAGCTCCAGCGTCGGCAGCTCGTCACCGCCCAGATGAGCGGTCCCGTTGTCGATGACTCGCGCCAGCGGCGTCGGGTCCGGATACCCGCGGTCCTGGATCTCAGCGAGGAATCGCCGGTTGTCGGCGATGTCGAACTCGCGGTTGTGGTACGGCGACGGCCCGAGACACTCGACCGGGACCGTATGCGGGCCGACCCAGCCGCAGCGATAGAGTCGCGCGTCGGGGAAGGCGTACCAGCTGACCCCGCGGTCGTTGAGCATGTCCATCGGCATGGCGCCGACCGGCGACCAGTACGGAATGGCTCGCCGGAAGTCGTCGACGTGAACGGCGATGGCCACGGGTTCGTCGTCGCGATAGCTGGGATTGTCTGTCGAGACCGTCCCGCCATCGGCGAGTGTCCACTCCGCGGCGGTCTTCGGCGGCGTGTTCACGACGACCGCGAAGGATCGCTCCTCCATCGGGAGATCGCGGTCTACGACGAGGTCGCCGACCGACAGCGTATGCGCGTACGCGTCAGTCATCGCCAATCACCGCTTCGGCAGCCTCGCGTCCGAACTGTTCGTCGCACTCCGTGTCGGGGAGCGAGCAAGTGTAGGTTTCGCCGGCCTCGACGCAGCGGACGCCCTGGTGCCCGCAGGGGGTCAAATCCGGCGGGTCAATCGTATCGACCACCCAGGCGTACACGTCCGCGTCAACCGACCAGAGATGCCCAGTGGTCTTCCTGTGAACCTCTTTTTTGAGAATCCCGTGTGTCGTCGCGATTGAGGCCAGCGAGTGATTCCAGTGGGGCTGCTCGAGTAACTCCGACCGACGAATGGTCTGGTCGGGCTCGGGCAGCTCAAGGGCTGCCGATGGATGGTAGGTTAGTGTCTCGCGAATAGGCTTCGACGGTGTCGCATAGTCTTGCTCGTGATAGCCTGCGCGAACGCTCATCGTCCTCCCCCATCCTGTGCACCGGCCCCGACGCCGTCGCGGGTTCCGAACGGCCGCGGCTTACCGCAGGCCTGACACTTCCATTCACACTCGACGACGGCGCCACAGACTGGACAGTCGACGCCGCTCATGCGTTGCCCCTCCCGTAGCCACCCTCGGGCGGCGAATCGGTCAGGTCGGCGTACACGTTGGCGTCTAGTGCCAACCGCCGAGCCCGATCCGGTGTCACGTCAAGGTGCTCGGCGAGGGCGTCGATAGACCCGACATAGTCGGCACGGGCAGTATTGCGGACCTCCTCCAGCGCCCCGCCGCCGGCTATCTCGCCGGGCTTGTCGACCGCCGGAGCGATGTGCCATATCGCGGCGCCGCTGGTCTGTTCCTCGCGACGAACCTTGATGTCGAGATCGTCGGCGTGATCTGCGAGGACACTGAGGTGCTGCCCGACCACGCGGCTCGAAAATCGCTCGAATACGCCGGCGATGGCCGACGCGCGGACCGCAATCTCTCCATCGACCGAGACGACGCCGGTCAGGTAGTCAAGGATGGTCTGGCGGTCGGTATGGTCGGCATCGAAGGCGGTGTCAACGGCGACCGACGGCGGCGGTAGCTCGCCGCCTTTGTCGGCAGCGCCGGTATCGTTCGCGGACTCGTCGCCGCTGTCCGCGGCCTCGTTGTTGGCCCTGCCCGCTGACGGATCGCCCGAATCCGCGCTCGTCCCGTCGCCCACCGGCGGCAGTACCGAGAGGTCGGCAATGATACGGCCGTCCCGCTCGACGAGCTCAAGGCTGGTGCTCCCCTCGAGGTCGAACTGTTCGAGACCAACACGTTCGAGCGCTCGTCGCGATGACAGCGTGCCGCCATTGGTGTTGTCTCGGGAGATCGTGTAGGCGTCCGGCGCCGGTTCGACGACCGGCTCCAGCCACAGCAGCTTGCGGTCGGTGTCGACGTGCAGACGGACCGCCTCGGCGTCGGTGAAAAACTGCTCGTCGGCGGCTGCGTTGATTCGCGAGGACAGCCCGCGGTAGATGATAAGCAACGGTTCGTGGCTCCCGACATCGCCCGGCGTGACTGTATCCCAGCCCATCGTCAGGGCCCCCTGTAAGAGCGGGTTCGCGCTGCCTGCATCTCCAGGTCAACATCGCTGTCGCCGCCAAACGGGTCGGCATTGCCGAACCACCCAGCGACGCGGTCGTCGTAGAGCCGTAGCGACCCACCCCACTGGGCGACCCAGTTAGAGATGACCGCCGACGGGACGTCCACGACGACGGGCTCCTCGACGGCCTCGTCGTAGCGCTGGTAGTCGGTATCGGCGCCGTCCGGGACCGCCTTGCCGCCCCGGAAGATGATGGGCTGCTCGCGGTCCAGCTCGACGCAGAGGGCGCCGTCGGTGGCGCTGATGGCTGCGAGGTAGTCCGAGGCTGCGGGCTCGGCGGGCTCGCCAATAGCCTCGTGGTACACCCGCTTCAGCGCCGAATGGACGCTGGCCGGGTTCTTCGTGGCGCCGGCGGCCTCCAGCGCGCTGCTGACGCTGTCGTAGCCGTGGAACGTGGCCTCAGTATATACGTCTGAGGACTGCTCGGTCACTGGTCACCAGCCCCGTTGAGGAAGCACGCCGAGCAGGGCAACTCGTCGCCGACCGTCTCACCGGGGCAGCCGACCGTCCCGTTGCGGCACGCGTCGGACTGGTCGCCGACGCCGGCGTACTGCCGGACGCTCTTGACTATTCGACGGCGTCGCATCAGGTCTCCCCCCGCATCTCCTCGAGGTATTCGAGCTTCTCCAGGCCCTTCTCGAACTCCGTTTTCAGCGTCTCGATGTCGGCCTCGCCGACGGCCGCCAGGTTCAGCGCGTCTTGGATTTTCTCGGCGGCCTCCTCAGACATCGGCTTCTTCCCCCGATTCTTCGACGTCGGCCGTCTCGCCGAGCGTGGTCTGGTGGGTCTCGGCGGCCGCCTCGACATCCGAATAGCTGTACGGGATGACATGGTCGGCGAGCCAGCGGCCGAAGGCTTCCTCGGTGAAGTGGTTGTAGAGAGCGACGTAGCCGGACTCGTAGATGACGCCGCGGACGATGTTGCCCGACCAGTCGTAACGGAAGCCGACGCCCGAGATGTGCTCATCGTCCCGCTCCAGCTGGTCGAGATCGGCGTCGCGGTGGAAGTCCGCGCCGGCGCGGGTGGTCTCGTCGTCCCCCTCGACCGAGTAGCTGACGCCCCACACCTTGGGCGAGGACTCCTCAAGGAAGTCGCTAATCCATGCCTCCATGTCCAGCATCATCTCGTGGCCCGCGACGCTGTGCTGCGTGAGCAGCCACTCCTCAACGAACCACTCGCCGTCCGACGAGGAGATCCCGGCCCAGCCACCCTCGAGGTCGACATAGAAGTCGACCAGGGCCTTCCGCGTTACCTCCATCTGTTCGGTCTCGATACCGCTGGAGGTCGGCATTGGGAGCGTGCGCTCGTCGTGAATCCGAGCGGCGGCCTGCCCGTGGCTGAGCCGCAGGCCGTCGAGGTACTCCGTCGCGTGGGCTTCGACCGCCGGCAGTTGGCCGTCCAGCTTCGATTCGATAATGTCCCCGTCCGGCGAGCCTTCGAGGGCGTACAGGATGGCCGCCTGCATCATTTGCCACCTCTTCTAGCCTCGGCCTCGGTCATGAACGCGATTGCACAGCCGGTCGCCTCCAGCGCCTCCTCAGTCTCGGTCAGCGCCCGGGTGCTGTTCGCCCCCTCCACCGCGGCTAGCCGGTCGCGGAGCTCGCGGAGGTTGCTGCGGGCCTCGCGAGCAATTCCAGTTGGCGTCGGTGTCGATGCGCTTGGCTCGATGGGCCCACCATTGGGCCGCGAGCCGTCGTCGTTGCTCTTTTGTCCGGTCGGTCCTTCCCCCCGACCGGACGGGTCATCCATTGACATCGTGTTTGGGCTGATCCGTCCCACCGGCGAGCAGCCGTCTGACTTTGGTAGGTTCGGGGGCTGCTCCCGGTGCACTGCGACCGCTGATTAGTTAGCGAGCTGTGCCTCTAAGTGCCGACCGGCGGAGTCGAACCGCCGCACGCGCGACGCCGTCTTGGACAGCGCCGGGTGGCGTGCCACCTGGGTCGGCCGGACCATCGCGACGGTCGTCCATGGATGATGTGACCGGTTCGACCGCCTCCGATAGCTGCCACATGGACAGAGGAGCGAGTTCGGTGGTGGAACCCACAATGCAGGTGTCGTCTGCGATGGATGGTTGATGAGCGATACAGGGGTGGGGCTGGACGGCCCCTGCGACGGCGGCCCGCGGCCCCGTACGGGACGTGCGGGACAGTCGTCGCGATGGTCCGAAGGCCGCCATCCACGACTCGAACGTGGACAATACCGAGGCACCTGCTGGCGGCGTGGTAGTGGCGTTACTCATCATCGGTCGTGTTGCCTTCGAGGTCTGCTCGAAGCCCCTCTCGGACATACTCCGAGATTGACTGGCCGGCTTTGGCCGCCTCGACTCTGACCTGCTGTTTGAGTTCCGGCGGCACGCGGACATGAATCCGCTCATCCGCGTCAGCCTCAGAGGACTCCGAGGTCACGCTATCGTCCTCCATGTAATACACGCAACATACGCCATGCACTTAAGCATTATGTTACACCCAACACATATACGGCTTTATATAAACCGTGAGAATTATAAGTGTTGCACCGCAACATTTCATTACGGAGCATACTGAACATGTCCGTCACCACAATGGCATCGCAGCTGTCCATTCGCGTCAACGACGACTTAGCCGAGCGGCTTGAGGAATTCCGAGACCAACACCGCTTTGAGCCGACCCAGTCCGAAGTCGTCCGCGAGGCGCTGGAGGAGTATCTTGAGCGTGAAATGGCTGACGGCGATAATGAGGAGTGACGCTGGCGGGGCGTGGCAATCTCGTTCAGTAGCTGTTGGACAAGAGAAGCCGCAGAACGATGCCGACGGTGGCTAACTGATTCCCCACGGTGCGCATCCGCGCTTGCTTGACCCGCGACGTTTTGATTGGTGTCACTGGATCTCATACGAGCACCCTGATTACCGTTCTTACCGACGACCGAAAGGTGGCTTCCACCCGGCCACCGTCGCCGGACGCACTCGAGCAGGGATCGACTGAGGTGGAGGTCAGCGACGACTCCGATTGACGCTACCATCACCGGAACACCACCCGCGACCACGGAATCCGTTCGCCGGTCTTCGTGTCGAGCAGTGCCCAATACTCGGGGCCCTCACCCGAGTCGGCTACCGAGGCACAGCTCGCGCAGTAGACATGGCTGTTCGTCGGTGCCCAGCGCGTGTGGTTATTCGGGCACCGATATCGCCACCGATCCTGTGTGCTCTCACGGTCGATCACGACGCGTTCGCCGGCGTCAGCTTCAGCACTCCCGTCCGACTGGAGCGTTTGCCCCACCATACGGGACCGAATCAAGAGGTGGACATTTGTAAACGAAATTATCCGGTATGGTGAAAGTGAACACGCGAGAATCGCCTGCGGGCGAATCTTTCAGGCAGATTCTGTAGGTGAATGTAGAACTTAACCAACAGCGTGGCGTTTACGACCGCGCCTGTTGGTTAATACCTCTCGAAACTGAATTCTGGCGTTGTTTCACACCTCCCCTACTACTTTACCGATGGCACCTGACGCCTGACCATGGGTCGGTTTGATCGGTTACCGGGGATTGACGACTCGCAGACGACGCGGCGGAACGTGGCGGTTGGGGGCATCTATGCACTTGCAGGCTGTGTCGGGATCGGGGCCTTATCCGCTAATCCGGACGAAGACGGCGGCACCGGGCAGGGAGAGACCCAGACGCCCGCCGATAACACGGAGGATTCGACGCCGACCGATACCGCTGACGCCGAGACGGCCACGGAGACGGAGTCCGAGACGCCGACCGAACCGGACTCAATCGGTGAGATGGCCGCGGTCTCAGCGAACACCGACTGGCTCCTCAACGCCACCACAGTCCAAGGCAATGGTCAGACCGTGACCGACACGTTCCCAGCGAGCCGGTACACAACGTTCGTCTACCAACATGATGGATCGAGCAACTTCATCGTCAAGCTGATCGACGAGGAGAGCGGTGACCTTGTCGATGTCCTCGTCAACAAGATCGGGGCCGTGAGCGGAGCGGTCGGCATCGGGCTCCCCGACCGCGAGTACTTTTTGGATATTAATGCTGATGGCGACTGGAGCATCGAACTCGGTGAACCCAGCCCGGACGATGATAACTACGGCATCCCGCCGGGCCGCCTGAGCGGCGGGCAGTCGGACGTGTACGGATGGATCGAAATCGACGGCCGTGTCACCGTCAGCGGCCAGCACGACGGCGACAGCAACTTCCAAGTGTTAGCGTGGGACGAAGCCAACCGACGCGGGATCCCGGACGATGTGATATTCAACGAGATTGGAACATTTGACGGCGAGACGAGCGTCCGACTTAGTGGACTGTTCTTCCTCGAGGTGGTCGCCGACGGCAATTACACCGTCGAAATCGAAGAATAGGTTATCGCGCCCACACAACAACGTGGTCGCCCTGGTCGGGCTGGGGCTTGAGGCCGAGACCGTAGGCGGCGACATGCTCAAGCACCGCCGGCGGGACGGCGTCGAGCTCGGGCGCGACGACGATCTCCGTCCGGAACTCGGGCGTCGAGCCGGTGGCGTTCGGCCCGTCAACGACGGTCGCGGCGTCGAAGACGCCGTCAAGCCCGACAAGGTCGTTGGTCAGCTGCCGGTGCCGGTCTGCGACGCCGACGAGCGACTCGCGGTGCTGCTGGAGGCTCATCGTTCGCCCTCCACGCTGTCGACATAGCTGTGCTCGAAGGGCTCGTCTCTGGCCTGCACGTAGAACTCGGTGTCGACCTCGTCAACCCGAACGGTTCGGAAGCCGGCGCCTTCAAGTTCAAAACGCAGGCGTTGGTCGTCGACCTCGACGCGGGCGGCGTACGCGTCGCCATCCTCGCGGTGGACACGCAGCTCGCCGAACTCGCCGGCGGCGAACTCCTCGAGATATCCCTTGAGCTCGAACAGCGTGTAGGCGGCCATGTCATCAGGCGTGTCGTCGCGTTGCCCGTCGCCGTCGGCTGCAGCGGTAGTCCCGCCGTCGGTCGCGACGGCCGGGCTGTCGTCCTGAAGCGCGATGCCGCGACCGAACCGCGGCTCGTCCCGGACGCGGCGAGCCTCGTGCATCGCACGGGCTCGAATCTCGTGCTTGCACGCTGGCGCGTCGCCGTACTGCTGGTCGGGACAGGAGCAGCGGCCCTCGCGGACGTCGACCGTGTAGCCCAGCTCGTCGTCGTGGGCGCCGCCGTCGACCGGGACGACCTGGTAGAGCCCCGGCGCGCGGACCTCACACAGCAGCGGTTCCTCGAGGGCGCGCGTGACGCGGTCGGTCAGCGTCATCGGTCACCCTCGTGGACGACATCCAGCGCTCGCGCCAGGCGCCCGGCGACGTCGACGGCGCTCTCGGCGTTGAACCAGTGGTCGACCCAGCCGCGCTCGTCGCCGACGTAGGGGAGCCACTTGTCGGTGACCTTGTCGCGGTCGAGACCTGGCTGGGTCTGGATGATCTCATTGTGCTGGTCGGTGACGACCACCGTGCCGGTCGCCTGGTGGTATCGGTGCAGGTCGCCGTCGCAGTCGACGCCGAAGACGCCAAGCTGCGTGACGTCGGCCGCGATGTCGATGCTTTCTTGCTCCGCGGACGCGGAGGTAGATGTGCTCTGACTCATACGTTGGGCAGAGCGCTCAGGTCCGGTGCGAGTACACCGGGCCGCCTTCTGACCCTCAGCAGCGTCAGCCTCGGGTCGCGGACTCGCGCTCATATTAGACACATACTGCCCCACGGTAATAAATCTTTTGCAGTACGCCAAGTTAGTACGGCTGGCGTAATCGCAAAATACTTGGCGCTACGGAAAGTACTACTGCCTGGGTGAACTACCCAGTGAGTGTGGCGATTCAGCGGACTGAATCAATGGAAGACGTGTTGGACTGGTTTAACGAACAGCCCTGCTCATGTGCTACGATTGGCCACGTCGCCGCAGAAATTGACTACTCCCGCGAGACTGTTCGGAATAACCTCAAGCAGCTGATGGCCGCTGAGCATGCCGAACAACGGTACGCGCCGACCGGCGAGTACCGACTTATCAGTGATCCTCGCGAGGACTGACAGAGCAGCAACAGACAGCAACCCCGAACCTACCATGCACGACCACGACTGCGGGGGCCAGCGCCCCACAGACCGATGTATCGACTCCGACGACGAGCAGGACCGAGACCAAGATCAAGAGTGGTTCAAATGCGCTCTCTGCGGCACCCGGTACCGCTCCAGGCGGACAGCGATGCAGTGCTGTTCCGAATGCTTCGACGACCCCGACCACGACCCGCGCTCGCCGCCGGTGGCGATGACCGACGGCGGTCACTGCGCGACCGGTACTGAACAGGCTCCTGGTACGCTCGTCCTAGTCGACCACGGGACACGAGA